GTCAAGCGGATCAAGTGGATCAAGTGGTACAAGTGGCTTAAGTGGTACAAGTGGTTTAAGTGGATCAAGTGGAACAAGTGGTACAAGTGGTACTAGTGGAACAAGTGGAACAAGTGGAACAAGTGGAACAAGTGGTACAAGTGGAACAAGTGGTACAAGTGGAACAAGTGGAACAAGTGGTAGTAGTGGCACCGTTGGTACAAGTGGTACAAGTGGTGTAAGTTATGGAGGCGGTGATAGTTCTAGCAGTGGCAGTAGTGGTATTAGTGGTACCAGCGGAAGTAGTGGTACAACCGGTACTAGCGGTATTAGCGCGCCTAGTGGCACTAGTGGTATAAGTGGTGGTAGTTTTACGGACCAACCTAATTATTTAGTAAAAACGACTGGGGTTGCTACTTTACAGAGTGTAAACTTTTTAAGTGTTGGTACTACGTTATTTACAGTTGATGGCACTGTTCAATTACAAGGAATAAAAGAAACTTACACTTCTGTTACACCTTCAACAGGTGTTGTTACTGTGGATCTTAATACTACAACTGTTGCTTTGTTAACTCTTAATGCTAGTGTTACTAGTTTTACTATTAATAATTTAACTGCTGGAAAAGTTAATTCATTTACAATAGTAACAATACCAAATGGATCTGTATATACGATTACTTGGACATTTGGGAGTGTAAGTGTCAAATGGCCTAGTGGAACAGCGCCAACATTAACTACAACAAATAACAAATATGATATATTCAGTTTTATATATGACGGTACAAACTGGTATGGTTTTATAGGAGGACAAAATTTCTAATACTTATGGCAACAATAGGATCAGGTAGAGCATCATTAATAAGACGTAAAGCCGGGCCGGCAGTAAATTATACTTTGGTAAGATATGAAGGAGCTACTACTACAAGTGGAACAGTTGGTGCCAGTACCTGTATATATGAAATATATTTATTTGTAGATGGATTTGTAGAATTGAGATTAGGCAATTGGGCTAATACTGGTGGAGTTTCTGGTCATTATACTGCTGGAGGAACTGGCACATCTTTTTCTCCTTCAGCTAACAACACATATGTTTGGAATGCATCAGGAACAACCACTACATTTTTAGCTGGTTATCAATATATAAATGGAGTCGCAACAGCAGCTGGATCAACAAACCCTTCTTTAGGCGCAAGCTCCGTGGGTAGTTGGCCTCCTACAAATTGGACCAGTTTACAAAATGCGAGTATAGATGATAATTTCGTTTCAGTAACAATAGCACCAACAACATTTTTTGGTACATCCAGAACCACTGCATATATTGGTAGCAATGCTTATATTACATTTGGAGCTGGCAGCGCTCTTTATAACGGTTTAAGTGCTACAGTTCCAGCTGTAGATAAATTTATGTTTAATGCGGCTGATAGAAGTTATCAAAGAGTTGCGTATTTAACTGCTGGGGGATCAAAATAATAAAATTATGAAAGTAGCAAAAATAATAAACAATTCAATTTATATACAAAGTATATTTGTGATGTTTCCCCACGTTTCATTTCCTGACGTTGGAATACCGGATGAATTTTTACAGACACACAACTTATATAAAGTAATTGAATTTATACAATATAATCCAGAAACACAAATCTTTAATTTATTAGATGAGCCGGTATTAAAAGATAATATAGTTTATACCTGTATAGTTTTAGATAAAACTGATGCGGAGATTAAATCAGATAAGTTAATAAAAATCAAACAGTATCGTAACGAGCTTTTAAACGAATCTGATGGTTACGTCACAATTGATAGATGGGAAGCTTATTCGGATGAACAAAAAACTGCATGGAGACAATATAGACAGTCTCTAAGAGATATACCTCAAAACGTAAATAATCCGGATAATATTACGTGGCCTATTAAGCCAAATTAAAATTAAAATTATTAATAGTCTTGACTTTATAATTTATATAAAGTATAAGCATAAGTAAGCGTTTGTTGAATTAAGTAGTTGTTAAATATTAATTAAATAATACTAAATTATTGATAGTTAAATTAAAGATAAGCGCTTGATATGCTACTATTTATTATAAATGATTACTAATAAACATAAAATATATTTGGATATGGATGGTGTGATAACTGATTGGGAATCACAGTTTAAGCGTTATAGTGGTGGAGTGCCTGTAGAAACTTATGATGTTGAGCATGGCAAAAAAAATAGATTTAAATTTGTTGATAAAAATTGTCCTGAATATTATTCTACAATGCCTTGGATGAAAGATGGCAAGTTACTTTATAATTTTGTAAAAAATTTACCTGTAGAAATATTGAGTCACGCGCCTAGTAATTTATCTTATATTGGTAAAAAACAATGGTTAGCTAATAATAAGATAGATATCGAAGCTAATTTGGTACCGCATAGAAATTTAAAAGCAAAGTTTGCAAATGTTGATAGTATTTTAATAGATGACCGTGAAGATAATGTAAATGATTTTATCAATGCTGGTGGCAAAGCAATATTGCATAAAAATGCTATAGATACTATTAATAAACTAAAAGAAATGTTGGGTGTTAAAGAAAAACATAGAATTTACAATAGTATTTTAAATCCTGAGATTTGGGCAACTGAAGATGCGATAAAACCTGAAGTACTAAATAAACTATTAACTATAGCAAATACTTTCTACAAAGATACTGATTTGAATGTACCGCTTGAAAATGTATATTTTCTTGGTAGTACAGCTGGATATAATTGGTCGCCCACCAGTGATATAGATTTACATTTGCTTATAGACCTTTCTAAGATTGATGATAATGAAGAACTTGTTAAAAATTATGTAAATGCATTAAAAAGCAAATGGAATGATTCGCATGACATTAGGATTGGTAATCATCCAGTGGAAGTTTATATTCAAGATGTCAATGAAGTTAACAGAAGTCAAGCTGTATATAGTTTGACTAAAAATACTTGGGTAAAAAAGCCAAAGATCGAAGACATACAAATTGATAAAGCTACTATTTTAAAGAAATATAAAGAATATGTAACATTTATTAGAACTGCTATAAAAGAACAAGATTTAGACAAATTAAAACGTTTGATAAAGCGGTTATATGAAATGCGTGAAGCTGGATTGTCTAAAAGTGGAGAATACAGCACAGAGAACTTGGTATTCAAACTTTTGAGATCCACTGGGTATGTTAATCAGCTAAAAGACGCAATAAACAATAATATCGACAAAAATTTGATTAAATAATAAAAAACTTTATATAAAACTAAATCCTTTAATATTTATATTCAAGAACTATAAGGTAAATATATGGCAGAACTACTAAATCCAAGTGAAATATTCGCTACTGCGTTTGAACCAAAAGTAAAGAATCGTTTTATTCTTTATGTTGATGGCATTCCATCATTCATTATTAAAAAGGTCAATCGTCCTAAGCTAACACAAGCTAAAAAAGAACTTGATCACATCAACACAAAAACTTACTACAAAGGCAAGAGTGTTTGGGATGAAATCAGTATGGAACTTTATGATCCAATTGTACCATCTGGCGCTCAAGCTGTAATGGAGTGGGTACGTTTGCATCACGAATCTGTTACCGGACGTGATGGTTATCAAGATTTCTATAAAAAAGATCTTACTATTAACGTTCTTGGTCCTGTCGGCGATAAAGTGGAAGAATGGACACTAAAGGGTTCATTCATTGTAAGTGCTGATTTCCAAGAAATGGATTGGAGCGACGATGGTGCTGCTCAAATGATCAGCCTATCAATTGCATATGATTATGCAATTCTTCAGTATTAACATTTTTACCAAATCAAAAAGAACCCCACATTTATCTGTGGGGTTTTCTATTTATTAACATATGCAAATGGGCAAGAAAGTATTCATCATTTATCCTGGTAGATTTCATCCTTTTCACGCAGGTCACAAGGGTGTGTATAACTATTTAAGTACCAAATTTGGTGGCAACGACGTATACATAACAACCACTGGAGTAGTTGAATTACCAAAGTCACCTTTTACATTTGATGAGAAAAAAGAAATGATGATGGCAACTGGTATACCCGCCAACAAAATACTAAATGTCAAAAATAACTATAATTTGCAAAGTGTATCAAGTCAGATACCAATCAATGTAGAGCGTGATAGTATTATTTTTGCGGTTAGTCAAAAAGATATGGCTGAAGATCCAAGATTCAAGAGCTTTGTCAAAAAAGACGGATCTCCTTCATATTTGCAACCAATGCCAAAAAACGAAAGTAAATTGGAACCCGCGATTAAACACGGTTACTTAATTACAGTGCCAACAACAGATTTTACAGTATTAGGATTGCCTGCAAGAAGTGCGAGTCAATTGAGATCTCAGTATTCAACACTAAAACCCGAGCAACAAAAAGCATTTATTGTGGACTTATTTGGTAGTTATAATCCCAAGATACATGCTATACTAAATAACAAGTTGGGTAACACCAGTGGTAAATTGACAGAAAAGCAAAAGAAGCTATTAAAGAAATTGATTGTTGGTGTGTTAAAAGAAGACGAAGCTAAAGTTAAATCAGCGACACATAAAGCAAATTTAGCATTAGTTGTACAAAGACAAGCTGAATTAGATGATGCTGAGGAAAAATATGATGTTGCAAATGAAAAATATGATGCTGCTACAACTCCAGAGGAAAAAGCCGCGGCGGACATTTCTTTAAAAAATGCTAAAAAAGTTGTAGATTCAAAAAAATCGATGTATGATGCTGCGAAACATCAAGCGAGTACTTAAATATAATAACTAAAAAGTTATATAATGTTCTATATATTGTTATAAAGTTATGAGTGACGAAATTATTATTCAAAAATTAAAACAACAACATTCAGCTGCTCCCACACCTGTAGCTACAAGTTATCCATCTGAAACAATTGAGTTGCCATCAAAGGGTTATTTTTATGATGAATCTAATCCGTTGAGTAAAGGAACCATTGAATTAAAGATGATGACTGCTAGGGAAGAAGACATTCTGACCAATGAAAATTTTATCAAAAACGGTACTGTATTGGACAAATTGATGGAAGGTCTAATTGTTACACCTGGTGTGCGAACCCAAGACCTATTAATGATTGATAAAAATGCTTTGTTTATTGCTGCTAGACGATTGGCATATGGTGATAAATATGGACCAGTAAAGATTGAATGTAAAAAGTGTAATGCCGAAAACAAAACTTATATTGATTTAAGCACACTAAATGAAAAAGAAGTGGATTTTAGTAAGTTTCAAAAAGGTACCAACGAATTTGAATTTGAGTTTCCATTCAGCAAGAGACGGATCACGTTTAAATTGATTACGTCAGGTGATCAAGAAAGTATTGATCGTGATATCAAGTCTCTAACCAAGATTAAAAAACAATCTAGCGCTGAAGTTACTACAAGACTTAAAAAGTTGATCGTCAGTATTGATGGAAAGCCTGATATAGCTGCTATCAATAAATTTGTTGATAATGATCTACTATCAAAGGACAGTATGGCGTTGAGATCTTATGTTAAAACAATTGCGCCTGAATTGGATATGGGGTTTGACTTTGTTTGTGAACACTGTGGTGAGGTGGAAAGGATGGATGTACCTATGACGGTACAGTTTTTTTGGCCTGAGTCCTGAATATAAGGTACAAGTTCACAGTCAAATATTTGAATTGAGTTACTTCTCGCAAGGAGCTGTAAATGTACAAATTGCGTATCAATTACCCGTGTTTTTGCGCAATTTTTATTATGCTCAATTAGCAAATATAAAGAACAAAGAAAGTGATAGTTACAAAGAACCTGCTAAAAAGTCGGGTAAAGTAGACAAGCCTTTTTAGTGTAAAATGATATAGTTGTTATATTTATATATTATATGGCAGCACAACCGTTTGATAAAGCAACCGCTGATAAACTAGTAGAGGTGTATAAAACTTTAAACTCTGAAGTAGGAAAAACACTGACCCAGTTAGAGGACGGTGTTATTCTTGAGCAGACTATGGTTAATATAGCAAAGTCTTTGGGACAAGTATATAAAACACAACAAGATAAGCTTAATGATCAGTTAAAAGGAAAAAATTTACAAGAAAAAATAACATTAAAACTTGAAAATTCTGAAAAGAATTTAGAGGTACTTGCCGCGTCGCGTATCAAAAGTTTTATAAATATACAAGATTTACAAAATGATATACAAACAACAGCGGCTCAAATACTAGCAGCTCAAATGGAAGATCCAGGGAGTCAAAAAGTTAAACATTTGATAAATCAAAAAAATGAACAAGAAAAAGCGTTAACTTTAGAGGAAGGTTTATTAAGAATTAGTGCTTCTCAGTTAGCATCGTTAAAACTACGTAATAATTTATTAAAAATAGGAAATGATTTATTAAATGTGTATAACAAAGCGTTGGAGATGAGCGTAAAGTTTCTAAATAAGATGGGTGATTTGGCGGGCAGTTTAATGACTAAACTAAATATGCCTACTACAATAGCTGGCACTTTTACAAAAATATTAGACATATTTGATCAAATTGATACTGCTGCTACAAATGTGAGACAAAAATTTGGATTGTTACCTAGTCAGGGTGCAATTTTTGAAAAAAATATACGTGAAGCTTCTATTCAGTTAGCTGAGTTTGGTATAAATGCTGAACAACTTGGTGGTACAATGAAACAAATAGGTTCAACTTTTACGAGTTTGCAATCTATGGAGAAAGGATTGGTAAAAGATGTTTCGATAATGTCTGCTCAATTCGGTATATCTGCAGAAACAAGTGCTAAGTTTTTACAGACATTGGGTGGTGTATCTGGTAAAAGTGCAATAGCCAAACAAAATATGTTAGGATTGGCAAAATTTGCTGCAAATGCTTATGGTGTTGGATTAGACGATGTGATGAATGATGTTGCAAATGCATCTGACGCGGCTAGAATGTATGCTGGTAAAAACGCAGATGAACTGGTTAGAGCTGCAGCTCAAGCTAGACAGATGGGTACTACTCTTGATAATATGGCAAATACCGCGAAAGGTCTGCTTGATTTTGAAAGTAGTATTCAATCAGAACTAAAAGCTAGTGCATTAATTGGTAAAAATATTAATTTCAATGAAGCTCGTAGATTGGCATTTCAAGGCGATATTATTGGGGCGAATAAATTAATATTGGAACAAGCTAAGAAAATTAAGTTCAATCAGTTAAATCCAATTGCTCAAGATGCATTTGCAAAAGCAGCTGGTAAGACTGTGAAAGAATTACAAGAAATGTTAAACGCTGAAGAAAATCTGAAAGAAGCATTAAAATCAAAAGATCCATTGGTAAGAGCTGAAGCTGAAAAGAAAAAACAAATGGCGGAGATGATGAAGAAAGATCCTATAGCTGCTAAAAAAGCTGCTCAGGCTGAATATGAAAAAGGATTGATTCAAGAAAAAAATCAAACCAGAATGAAACAATTGCAAAATGAAATTAATGCAATTTTTATGGAATTTATTGGGCCTATATTGGAAGGAATTGGACCAATATTTACAGAGTTATTAAAGTATATAAAAGATAACAGAGCTCAAATTAAAGAATTTGCTCAAGAAATAGGTAAAGCATTTTTGGTGTTTAAAAATTTAGAATATATTGCACTTATTTTTAAAAAAATAGATGATGCGATCACGGGTACTACAAAGTCAATCAAAGCTGCAAAATTTGTATTTACAAACTTTAAAAACGCATCGGTGGAGTTTTTTTCAATTTTTAAGTCTGGTACCAGCTCTATTGCCAACTCTATTGGCGGGGTAATAAAATCAACTTTAAAATGGTTAACCACCAGTGGTAGTCTTAAAAATTCAATATTAAATGTAGCTGTAAAAATTGATGATATAGCTATAAAAATTATGAAATTTTCAGATGTTATAAAAAATTCTGGAAATGGTTTTCAAACAATGGGTAACGTTGTTGGTTCTATAGGAAAAGGAGTGGGTTCAATTGCAAATGGTTTTTTAAATACAGCAGGCATAGTTGAAAAAATAACCAATAAATTTTCTATTTTTGCAAAGATGGGCAGTAGTATTGGTAGTATCGGTGGTAAAGTCTCCGGAATATTTAGTGGATTTAACCAGATATTTAATGTTAGTGGTAAAATAACAGGTGTGTTGGGGAGTATAAAAAACGTATTAAGTGTACCTTTAAAAATGATCGGTGGTATTGGTAAATTAATAGGAAGCTTGAGTGGAGTTAGTAAAATATTTACATCATTTGGACCGCTTTTTGGCGGAGTAGCTAAATTTTTGGGACCGATAGGCATTGTTATATCCGTAATACAAGGCGGTATAGCATTTTTCAAAGCATTTAGTGAAACCACAGGTACTACGAGTCAAAAAGCTGTAGCTGGATTAAAAGCTGTAATTAACGTTTTGGTGATAGAACCATTAAAAATGGTTTGGGACTTTCTTAAAAAGATACCATCGTTTTTAGCTGATATAGATTTTGCAGGAATATTTAAAGATGTAACCAACTTTTTATTAGACGCATTGACGAGTTTGCCTGATAAAATAGAAGAACTGTTTAGTGGTGGTGGAGGGGGAATTGCTTGGGGTAAAATTTTTGCAAATATTGCAAGATTAGCAATTGAAATTATTGTTTTGAATTTCGTAAAATTACCTATGGCTATAGCTAAAACAGTGGGAAAATTAGGATTGTTGATTTTGAAAGCTTTTGGGTTGAATGCAATCGCTGACGGTATTGCATCTATAGCAGATAGTTTGTATACTATACTTAAATGGCCATTTGAAGCGGTATATAATTGGGTAATGGACAAATTGGGTGGTAAATCTCCATCAGAGATTGGTTTAGCAATTGTTGATGGTATTAAATCTGTAGTGGATATGTTATTTGATGTACTTACATATCCATTTAAAAAAGCCGCGCAAATTATACCTGATCTGATTGATATTATAAAAACAACTTATATTTATGCTTTTAAATCTATAGTTGATACATTGTTTGAATTAATAACATATCCATTTAGAAAAGGATTTGATTTGGTGAAATCAATCATAAGCGAAGTAATCACATTTATCAAAGATATATTTAGCGGTGCTTTTACATTTTTAGTTGATGCTTTAAAATCGGTGTCAGGCGCAATGTTTGATTTAATTACAAATTCATTTAGAAACGGATTTGATTTGGTAAAATTAATTGTATCCGAGTCGGGGTCGTTTATTAAAGATGTATTTAGTTCATCTTTTGATTTTATAACTCAATCACTTAAAAAAGTAGTTGATGTGTTGTTTGATTTGATTACGTATCCATTTAAAAAAGCATTTCAACTAATAAAGTCTGCTGTATCAGAAGTTGGATCGGTTCTAAAAGATACATTCAGTGGCGCTTTTACATTTATTATCGACGCACTTGAAAAAGTGTTGGAGAAGTTAAAAGGCGTGGGTGGATTTATAACTGACTTAGTAGGAAAAGGATTTAGTTTTGTTGGTAAAATACTTGGTGTTACTGATGAACCCACTAATGAATCTACTGGTAAATCTGCGAAAGTTGATGAAAAATATAAAGGACAAGGTTTACAAACCGATTCTATTATTAATGCAATCGTAAGTTCCAACAAAGCAGTGGTTGAAAAACTAGATAAACTAACATCGATGATGGCATCTGGTCAAATTGCTGTATATATTGATGGTCAACGTGCAAATCAACTATTGGCAACAAGTAATTCAAAATTTGGTTCATTTGGTCAAGCAACAACCAATTAATCTAATATTTATAATTAATGGCAAATAGTAATACATATTATGGCGCAATAGGCAATGATGGTGCGCAGGTTACCACACTTTCTAATATACAAGGTGCTGGTTTATCTTTACCGTTAAATACTGAACAGTATATAAATCTAAGAGCGCCTGGTAAATTAGAAACGTTATTTAACACTAAAAATAACAGCGACGTATTATATAGCAAAAATAAACCAATTGATTTATACGCTAAAGGATTAATTAGTAGTGAATTGGCACCCCCATTCTACGCAAATCCGAATCAAGGTCAACGTCAAAAGATAAACGTTAACAGATCGTTTCCTATACAATCCGCCTTAAGAGATGGAACTCGTATCAGAAGATTTTTGGGATCTGGTAAAGGTGGTGCCTTTTTAACAAAACAAATAGTACTACAGGGATTTGCTCCGTTTGATGAAACAAAGATATATAATCCAGCAAGTCCTCTTTTAGCCGCAGTTAGATTATCAACGTTTGGTGCTATAGAAAGACCCACCAGATTTATAGATAGTAGTAACATTGTGGGTGGTTTAATGGGTGCCGCTGGTCTGGGTGGCATTACCAAAACTATTGGTGGTTTGTTTGGTGCTACTGAAGGAAATCCATCACCACCCCGTAGTAGTGTGGCTAGTGCTGCAAGTGAACCTAAAGGTGGATTGGGTGGATTCTTCAATTTTACGGGATTACTTGGTGGCGGCGATAAAGCAGATCAAGTAATGCCTATTACAGGTCGTGATGGTGTTAAAGGATTACTAAGAGGTAACACATCTACATCTGCTTATAACAACAAACGATACAAGAGTTTGATGAGTAATTCCGCTGGTAAAGGTGGATTTTTTGGTAATCTATTAAAATCAGCTGGATCATTTTTAAAGAACAATACGATTCTAGGTGGATTGTTGCCACCTACTCAGCCAATAGCAGGATTAAATTATAGAGCGGATGAAGATACATACGATCTGATGTTGAATACTAATAGATGGAGTAATTCTATTACACACGATACATCAAGTGGTAAAAAGAGTACTAATCTAAATGTTAATGTAAATCAAGGTAATAATTTATTGTTTACAGGCACGCAGCCAAAAACAAAAGGTGGTTTTATTGGTGGGTTGTTAAAAGCGATTGGATTGCAAAAAATAACAGGCGGTAACAGTAGTGGCACAAGTGGGATGAGATTTTTTGCTACGCCGTTGACAAATATCGTTTCTAAAAGACTGAGATTATATGTTCAGAGTAATAAAAATTTAAGAAACAACAGTTTTCTATCAGTTACATATTCGACTACTCCTGGGGTTGGTAAATTAACCGATTCATATACAATTAGTAACGTTGAAATTAGTTCTGTGGATGGGGCTAGTACAAATCGTTACGGTGACTTAGTTAAAATAGATGGTGATATAGAATATAGCGATCAATTATTAAATTATAAGCAATATACAGATCCAAAGTTATCTGTAAACTATCAACGTACACTTTCAGATAAAACAGATAAAACAGTACAATATCTTCAAGATTTAAACGTTACTTTAAAAAATAAAATCGCTGGGACAGATAATTTAAAATATGGCACCGATCCTGTGTTTGGAAAAACACAACAATATGCTACAAATGACGTTGGTTTTAATTATTTGACAAAAGTAAAATCAGATAGAACCAATCCGGATGGATCCGACAGTGCAAATCAATACACTTACACCGGTCGAATCAGATATGAAAGAAAAGAAAAGTTTCCAACTTTATTAGGAAAAAAACAAGGTAGAGATAGATTTATAAGACCCACCAACAATGTTGATTATGTCAATAGTTTGGGAGTTTTAAACGCGGATGAATTTGCTGAAAAGTATAATGATCAATTTAATGGGTTGGGGCCTGATTTGGTTAAATTTTATTTCTATGATATTGTCAATAATAGATTTATACCATTTAATGCTACTGTAAAAGGATTACAAGAAAATAATGCCGCAACTTGGGAACCAATTGAATATCTTGGTAGACCTGACAAGTTATACTATTACAAAGGATTTACAAGAGATGTTAGCTTCAACTTCAAAGTAGTTGCACATTCTGTTAAAGAATTATTGCCTATGTGGCAACGTGTAAATTATTTGGTGGGTTTAACTAGACCTTCTAATTACACATCTACTATTAATGGTGGATTTATGATACCGCCTATGGTACAATTTACACTTGGTGATTTTTATAAGAATCATTGTGTTGTATTAAACTCTTGCAATGTAACTATACCAGAAGATGCATCTTGGGAATTGATCAATGAAAGTACTGTAAAAAATCAAGATTGGAGTTATAATTTGGGCAACATATTTACAGAAGGTAAAACCAGTATGAAAGGTAAAGTAGCTCAGTTTCCAAGAGAAGCTGAAATTAGTATCACAATGGCTATAATGGAAAAAGATAGACCAAAAACAGGAAGAGCTGTTTGGGGTAATGCTACTGTTCCAACTATGACCCAGGCGGATGCTGGTGAAACTGCTACTGTATCTACATTTGGTACAACTGATCTTTATGGCGGTAAAGATTATAATGATGCAGCTAACAATGATTTCTCGACGAATATGCGATATGATGTCGATAGACAAGGAAATGAATGAGATATCAATTTACACCAACTGAAAAAAGATACGATGGTAAAATGGTATTTAAAACCACATATTATCCGAATATACCTGAGTCTGACGACGATCTGTATATTACAGCGTCCAATGAAGATTATTTAGACGCTTTAGCTAAAAAGTACTATGGGGATGAAATGTATTGGTGGATAATTGCATTGGCGAATAACATAGCAGATGGTAAATTGTCTGTTAATGCGGATAAACAATTGCGAATACCAGGTAACTTACCAAATATATTGCAGAATCTTAAACAGATTAATAGTTAAGTTATATGGCATACGAGGACGAAATTGCAGAGGAACCTAGATGGTGGGAAGTACAAAACATTCCTGTTGCATTGATCCGTGAGTTGAGACGTAGAAAAAACTCAAATAACGTTGGTTTCAACTACCCAAGTTCAGGAGATCCAAGTGGTGTAGTTTATGATTTTTTCAATAAACACGATCAATACAAAGGACCAATGACTCCGTGGATACGTGTGTTTTCAAATGGTACTGGTGTAGCCGGAAATGGATTGGTGCCACGTAGCACGATATTAAATAAAAATGATAAAGAAAAGGCGTATGATGGATTTTTATTTATCCCTGGTAGTGGTTTTTATGAAGCATACGGATTCAAACAAGAGGGAAACATATTAAAACAAGACAAGGCTATCATTGGATACGAAGCTAATGGGTCGCCACATTATATAGACTCTAAATATAGATCTCAATTTTCTTACAAGTGGCCAAGTACTTTTAACAAAAACGGCAATATTATAGAAAGTGTGCAGAAATCTGAAGTATCTTCTGTGTTGCCACCACCTAATTTAGATAGTATAGAAATAAAAACTAGCAAAGATATGTTAGCTTTTGCTACAATCAAATTCAAATGTTATGGATTGGCTCAATTGGAATATTTAGCACCATTCTTTTTAACACCCAGAATAAATGTATTCGTGGAAATTGGGTGGAACTTATTTAACATCAATTCGTTGATTGAATTGAGTAATGCAAATGAGTGTTGGTCTATTATACAGAGTCCACAAAAAGTAATGGATAGATGGTACCAGTCGTATGGAAATTATGGATGTATAACAGGTATTATTACAAAATACAACTTTGCTACTCAAGACGGTACGATATATGATTGTAGTGTTGAATTAACTTCTCGACAGGCATTATTCGCTGGTATGCCAGCTGAAAATAATGTGAGTACCACTACAGATACAAAGACAGATGCAAATGGAAAAAAGATTCCAACTGAAACCAAAGAGTATGCTGGTTTGAAAACATTCTTAAAAACCGCATTGCCTAAGTTAAAACAAGTCATTGTTGATAGAAAAAACTTTATGGAGTATATCGCAACAAACGGTATATCCAATTCAGAAGATTATGATAATTCAATAAATCAACATTTTATAAAACAACAATCTTTTTATGATGGTAAAGTTGAAAATAGAATCTTTATAGGTAGAACCGATGCTCCTAATGTATATAAAAAACCATCTATTCCAGTTGGAGACGACAACATATCGTATAAGTCTGTTACAATTGACAATGTAAATTATAAAGCTGTATCGTACAAAGATGATCGTTGTGATTTTGATACTAAGGGTGATGATGAAGTTTGGATGCAATTGGATTTTCTTTTTGAACTTGCTAACAGATTCTGTTCGGTTGTGTCAAATAAAACATTCACCATCAATGTTGATAAGATAATTAATGGACATCCAAATTTGATAAGTTGTGATCCCCACGTATTAATACCGAACGGCATTGCTCCAAAATTTAACATTGGTAAAAAGTTACCGGATGAAAGTTATTTGAATACAATAAAAAATAATAAACTTGATCCAACCGCACAAAGTCGGGTAGAAACAGAAATAAAATCGGGTGGTTATTTAAAAAATGGAGATATAAATCAAAATAACTTTTTAAAATCTAAATATGATGTAGAAATAACCAATGTAAATGATGAACTATATAGAGCCGCTAAGAAAGTTGAAACGGTGTTTAAAACAGCGGGTGCTTATAGAGATAATTTAGATACCGTTATAAATAGATTGTATTATGATATTGGTGGATTGAGTGAAGATAGTCCATCTGAGAATATATCATTTCCTTTTATTTATGATAAAGAAGTTGAATTGAATGGCGATGAATTAGTATTAACCGATCCAAAAAAACAAAGATCAGATTCAATTAAAAGAACATATAAGAAATTTAGATATGGCAATTTAAAAAATATTTATATAAGCAAAACTAAAGTACTTGAAATTGCAGAAAATAAAGAAATTCAAACTTGGCAACAATTTGCAAATGCAGTATTAAACGTTATTAATGAATCTTCAAATGGATTTTGGAAATTTCAAATATCACAAGATGATTTGGGTGGATTATCAATATTAGATAACAATTATATTGATTTGGGTGATAAGGCACCAAGTTTGAAAAAGGTATACGTATTTGATGCAGGTGGCACTGATTCGTGTATAAAGAATGTTAGTTTTGATACATCTTTAACAAGTGAACAAGCTACATTAACACTATTTCAAGCTGGTATAAATAAACCAGATGGTTCTGATACATCAATGAGTGCAAAGAATTCAAGTGTGCCAGCAACTAGTTTCATAGATAGATTGGACGTTTTTAATAAGGAAGAAACTGGTACCGGTGAGAGTAACACGGTACCTTCACAAGATGAGATTACAGTGGATCAAAATCCACTGATTTCCACAATACAAACATACGGAAATATAGATAAAGTTTTAACTATAACTAGTGCGTATATAGCTCCAAACGAAAATGCAAATGATGCTTCAAAGAACTACAAACAATTGAACTTGTCCCCCGATTTGAAAGATAAGTTGGGTCAAATTATAGATGATCAAGATATAGAAAATAACTTGTCATTGTACAGCGGTATATCTCCGAACTTTTCACTGACTGTAACATTTGATGGTATATTTGGATTTAGAATGTTTCAACACTTTGGCATTTCTAATTTTCCAAAACCATATATTCCTGAAAACGTTATATTTATGATAACAGATGTTACTCACTATGTAACTGCTGGAAATGGTAAATGGGAAACTGTTGTGGGTTGTTTAGCTAGATGTGTAGCAGATCAAAATATTGAATTGGTACCTGTATGACAATAAAAGACACAGATATTATAACCAAGACAAAATTAAATTTGGGTAACTTCAATATTAACCTACCAAATACATTTTTGCCAATGCCGATTGATAAAGACTACAAAGTTGGATACATAGAACGATATGTAGTCTCTAAAATAAACTACAATGAGATAACTGAAGTTTCATCCGATGTATATGGTAAAATGGATAGTAACTTTTTTAAAAAAGCAAAATTCAAATGGAAAATTACAGGCGTATTAAATAGTAAATACGATGGTAAAATGTTATTGGATCAAGGAGTAATAGAGTTTAACAAAAAGCAAGTGGAACAGATAAGTACCATAATCAGAGGGGCTGATAGTGTTTTTTCAAATCTTATGCAGTTTTACAAACAAACAAATTGACTTTCCATAATGTTGTTGTAAAATTAAGTTGTGGAGTATTCATCTAAAATTTATTTAAAATTAATTACTAAACACGATAACTATCATAGCGCTTGTAATGATATTATTGCTGCTTTCATTTTTAATTTTAAAGATGGCACCAAACAATATTTAAATTTTGAACACAACGATTTACCTATAGATTGTACATTTAAAGAGTTTAAATCTGAGATTGAATCGCAAAATTTAATCGTGTATGTTAACAATAAAAAGACATACAAGTACTGGTTAAATTGCGATTTGATAGATGTTAATTTGTTTGGATTCATTAACAACAATGAAATATTAGATGAAGTAGAGTGTTTGACCGAGAACTTTCTGAAATACAATTATCGTAATATCAATAACTTTAATTTGATATTGCCATATGTTATACATCAACGAATGTTTGATATTGAAGTAAAGCAAATTGAAACGTTGGGTGATAAAGACACCGATAATTATTGTTTTAAGTTTTTCAATAACGTTATATCTGACACTTTGTTTGAGGTAGAAAAAAATGGATTAAAAATCGATACAGATATATTTTCAAAATACTTTAAAAGTAAAACGTATAACAAATTCATATATACAAACTACAATATCTACAATCCCACTGGTAGACCGAGTAATGCATATGATAATATTAATTATGTAGCGCTTAAAAAGGATGATGGGTCTAGAGCTAGTTTTGTGTCTAGGTATGGAGAATCTGGTCACTTAATGATGGTGGATTTTACTGGATTTCATCCGTATATTGTGGCTAATTTGATCGATTATAAAGTTCCCGAAAAGGAAACCATATATGAACATTTAGCCAAATACTATTTTGATATTGACACAGTAACACCCGAAGATATAGCTAAATCAAAGAAATTGACGATGGTTAATCTATATGGACAAATTTCACAACAGTATTGTGATATTCCGTATTTTGCAAAGGTAAACGAGTTAAAAGATAAGTACTGGCAAAAATTTGAAAAGAATGGATATATAACAACTCCGGTATACAAACGTAAAATTACAAATAAGCACATTGTTGATCCCAACAAAAATAAATTGTTTTCTTATATTATCCAAGCTGCTGAGACTGAATATGGCATTGATAGTCTGAGTAAGTGTATTAAGTTTGTTAGTGATAAAAGAATTGTACCTATACTGTACGTGTATGACTCAATTGTATTTGATGTTCACAATGACACAAATAAACAAGAATTAATCGATTTGATTGATATTATCAAAAACAAACGGTTCAAGGTAAAAACGTATAGTGGAAATAATTACAATGATTTGAAATTAGTCCAAATGTAAATATATTTATATGTATATTTATATTAGATGAACTTTAAATCATTAGTAAACGAAATTGGTTGTGATAGTCGTATCAAAAACGGAACATTGGATCTTAAAAATGAAGATCACGTTTTTGTATTGCAGGAGTACTTGGAGAAGGCTGGGTACGATATTAATGAAATTGTAGATAAAACGGCCAAATTATTTGAAGCTGGTAGATTTCCAGAACGACAAGCATACAACAAAGACGGTATACTTGTAACGTTTCCGAATAAACAATATAGAGATAGAGCTGTAAACAAAGGAACTCACTTTGCGGAAAATCCCAAAAAGACTCAAACTAATATTTTCAAAACAGATGGTGAACAAGGAGGCGGTGAACAAACATCTTCTGAAAAATCTAAAAGTCAACCCGCGACATTAGATCAAACATTAGAAAAAGATATAGTTGGTGATAAGGAGTTGGATGATAGAACCCCCGAAGAAAAGAAACAAGATGCTTATGGAGTAGAGGCTATATTAATGGGACAAACTCCATTGGTAAACTATAGTGTCGATGAAGCCAAGAAATTTGGGTTCTATAAAAAAGGTTTTAATTGGTATAATACTGAGGGTAGTTTTATTGGTGAGCAGATATACGATGAATATATTAAAAAAGTTTTAATAAAAGCAAAAAATGAAGCGAATTTATCTACATTAACAACAAAGGCGTTAAAAAAAATTAATATATTAAATGGTGAATTTGCTGAAATATTACAGATATTAAAAACTGGATCTACTGACGGAAAAGACGATGCGTTTAAAACTGATTTATATGAAACTCTTCCATTATTAGTATTATATAATATTGACAATTTAAGTAATGCTAAAAGTTTAGGGGGGGATTCTATACCTAGAGCGGTAGATTTTTTTGTAAAAATAGGAAATCTCAAAAGTACTTTGGAAAGTATATCTGATCCTATTAAAAAATCAGAAAATTTGACAATATACAATGATGTTGTACAATCTTTGTATAAAATTGGTGGCGATCAGGGTGTTTCTTTAAAAGATGTAATATCTAAAGCTCCAACTGATTTTATTCATAAATCTATAGAAGAATTTTATATACATGCTAAAAAATATGATGACAAGTTTTCGGGTGGTGATAAAAATAAGAAGAATACAGCAGACATCGTATTAATTTATGGTGGTACTAAAAACGATGTATATGCGGCACTTGATAGTGGGTCAATCGAAAATGTAACTGATTCTGTGTCAAAAATAAAAGGCAAAGACATTTATTTTGCTTTAGTTAGTTTGAAAGCTATGTCTGGTAGAGTAGGCAAAGTTTTAACACAACTAAGAGGTTATTTAGAAGCAGATGTAGAAACACAACCGTCTGGCGAATATCAAAAAACATTGAAGGAGATGTTCTTAACAGAGGGAGTTTTTAGCACAATTAAAAATACTTTTGATAGTTACATTAAAAAGTACAAAGAAATATCAGATGTTGTAAAAGAAAAATATAGAGGAATGATTGATGATTTCTCTAAACTTACAGGTGGATTTGTAGATAAAGTAAAGAAAGATTTATTTAATAATTTAAACGCGGAAGTTAAAAATATCGATGCACATTCTCTCAAAGAGTTAAAAAAAGTAGAAGATAAAATTACACAAGAAATCGGATCGTTAAATGAAAAAAGTAACAAATTATGTGGTACTGATTCTACAGCTTTATCTCCCGCGTTACTTAAAAATTTACAAGATTACGAAAAACTATTGAGTGTCAATAATAGCGATGATGTTATTTTAAATAAAATAATCGAAACATCAAAAAATCCAACGGTATCCAAGTATTTTATATTTGATATAAATCCCGAGGAGTTATCCAAAGTCAAATCTATAAAACAAAACATTAAATCGACGATCAAAAAATTGTCGTCTACAAAAGAAACTTGCATATCCAGAAATGAATTAGCTCCTGTTTTAATCTATAGAGGTAATGCATTAGCATTGCAATATATTGATTTGATAATGAAAAAAGTTTTACAAGATACAAACTTGTCTGACCCAGATAAAATACAAAAAGAGTTTATAAATCTCGCGTCGGTTTTATCGACTGAAGCTATATTCGGCGGCAATGTAAGTCTACCACTTATTAAATTTACCGGTGACAAACTAGAAAGACTCGGTTTCAAAAATCAATACAAACTAAAAGTACCCGAAAAAATACCCGATCTAAAATTAGGCAAGTTAACTGTGAGACTTGAACCTGAATCTAACGCTTATTTGGTTATATATTTATATTTGTTTTCTGGAATAGAAACCGAAGATGATCAAGTTACTCCTATTTACGTTGTGTATGAAATGAGAAGTGAAAGTGGTAGTGGATTTACCTTTAAAACTGAGGGTAATAAATTTGTAAATAAAATATGATAATACAAAAACAACTGCTTTGCACATTCGCAAATAGCTTAAATTATATAGACGTATTAAAAGAAATGCCAAAGCAATATACTCTTATAGATAATAAGATCTTTATATTTGCGAACGAAAATAATCTACGGGAATTATATCTAACATTTAATGTAGAAAAGCTTGAACAAATTAATCGATGTAAGGGAACAATAAGCATACATCGTAAAAAGCAAACAAATACACTGTATACGCTCAACGCAATGAATAAGTTGATTGCTGATGAAAACAATGGTGTATTTGATAAGAGTTTTCAATTAAATTGGGATTTTTATAAAAATAGCATAATTTTGACCAATGACATTGGGGTAAAAATAGTTCCATTAAAATTGTTTTCTATCCAGAAAATTTAATATTTATTTTTGACTTGATTTTTGTCTGCACCTAGTGTAGACTTAGTTTCGAGTTGGTTATACAATCTGGTTTGAGTGAACCAGACGAATTAATTAACTAATTAAACATTAAACATTAAATAATTATGGCATTAGATCTAAGTCGGTTAAAGAGCCGTTTGAGCTCTCTCTCAAACACAAATCAAAAATCAAACTTGATTTGGAAACCAAAGCCTGGTAAACAGGTAGTTCGTATTGTTCCGTACAAGTATGTACCTGATAATCCATTCATCGAACTAAAGTTTCATTACAACATCAACAACAAGACCTATCTATCTCCTGATAGTTTTGGTCGTCCAGATCCAATCGTTGAATTTGCTAATCGTCTAAAAAAGACTGGTTCAAAGGAAGATTGGCAGATGGGACGTAAGATGGAACCAAAGATGCGTACCTTCGTACCAGCTATTATTCGTGGTGAAGAAGGAGAAGGTGTAAAGTTCTGGGGATTTGGTAAACAAGTTTATCAAGAACTTCTATCAATCATCAGTGATCCTGATTTTGGTGATATTACCGATCTAACCAATGGTCGTGATATCGTTGTAGAATTCAAGACAGCTGAGGGTGGAGCTAGTTTCCCAGAAACAAGCATTCGTGTTAAGCCAAATGTAAGTCTCGCTGTAGATCCAAAGAATGCACAGTTGATGGAAGCATTGAAGTCCCAAGTTAATATTTTGGATCTGTTTGAAGAACTATCCTATAACGATCTAAAAGATGTTATGGATAAGTGGTTAAATCCAGAAGCAGCTGCTTCTGAGATCGTAACAGAACCAACCGCAAGTGGAGATGACGAGGAAGCTCCATTCGTCACACCAACTGTAACATCAACCCCAACTAAAGCCGTTCAATCACCAAGTACAGCTAAAGCTAAGGGTAAAGATAGTGTAGATCAAGCATTTGATGACTTGTTTAACTCTTAAAAAATAAAAAATAAGCCGGTGGAGTTTTTATAGTCCACCGGCTTTCTATTTATATACGTTATGGCAAAAAAAAGTGTTACTAAAGATACGGGTCAACGTGACGAACTAATCGAAATGTTGGCAAATGAATTAAATAAAGCAAATAAAGACGGTGGAAAGATTGCTCATTTTCTAGATGAACAAGACAATCCATCGGAAATCACGGATTGGATTAGCACTGGTTCTTCTATTTTGGATTTGGCAATTAGTAATCGGCCTCACGGCGGATTGCCAGTTGGAAAAATGGTAGAATTTAATGGACTTGAAGGTACTGGTAAAAGTTTGTTATCAGCTCACGTTGTTGCAGATACCCAGAAGAAAGGTGGTGTTGCTGTTGTAATTGATACAGAAAACTCAGCCGCTCCAGAATTCTGGAAAAGTCTTGGCGTAGATCTATCAAAACTTCTATATGTTCAATGTGAAACTGTTGAGGATATCTTTGAACAGATGGAACGGATGATTGCTATTGTTCGAAAAAGCGATAAAAATCGTATTCTTACAATTATTGTTGATTCGGTAGCAGCGGCATCTACAAAGGTAGAACTTGAAAGCGATCACGGTAAAGATGGTTATGCAACTGGTAAGAGTATCATCATCAGTAAAGCAATGCGTAAGATTACTACAATGATTGGTCGTCAGAAGGTACTTACTGTATTTACTAATCAACTGCGTCAGAATCTAAAGGCTATGGCGTTTGGAGATCAATATGTGGTATCAGGTGGTAAAGCACTTGCTTATCACTGTAGTGTTCGTGTTCGTTTAAATAATACAGGTAAACTCAAGAGGGGTGATGAAGTTATTGGTAACGAATGTAAAGCGGTTGTTGTGAAGAATCGTATGGGTCCGCCACAACGTCAAGCAAGTTTTGATATCTATTTTGATAGCGGAATTGCTGATTATGGTAGTTGGATTAAAGTTCTAAAAGATCAAAGTCTAATTAAACAGGGTGGTGCTTATTACACATACAAGAAAAATGATGGATCTGAGTGGAAGTTTCAATCCAAAGACTTTGTGACTGTGATGAAAACAGACAAAGAACTGAGTGAAGAAATTTACTTGAAGATTTGTGATGTTGTAATTATGAAGTACAAAGACTTTAATAGTCAGATTATTGACGATGCTGTTGTAGAGTCAGAAGAAACTTCAGTCAGCGAGGAATAATATGAACGGATTCAGTTCATCTGAAAAGAAGAAACTGTTCTCCTTGTTTGAAAACATTAAGGAGGATGTTGGAAGTGATGGTCTCAAAAAGACTACTAATTCTGACATCCTCCTTGTTGATGGTCTTAATACTTACATTAGAAGTTTTATGGCCATTCCGTCTCTTAATGAAGATGGATTACATACAGGTGGTATTGCTGGCTTTTTGAAGAGTATTGGATATGCGATTAAATTGCTTTCTCCTACCCGAGTTATTATCGTATTTGACGGTAAAGGTGGAAGTCAGAAACGTAGAAAGATTTATCCAGCTTACAAAAATGGTAGAAAGACAGATATCAGACTCAATCGTAATTATGAAGAACTGTCGTCATCTGAGATAGAATCTGTAAACTTTAAAAAAGAACTGATTCGTACTATAAATTATTTAGATACTTTGCCTGTTACTGTAATGGCAATTGATCAAATAGAAGCAGACGATACAATTGCTTATTTAGCTACAGAAACTTTTAAGGACAGTAATGTAACAATTATGTCTACTGATAAAGACTTTTTACAATTGGCAAATGACAAAGTTAAAATTTGGAGTCCTGTCAAAAAAAGAATATTTGGTTGTAAAGAAATCTTAGATGAATATGGAGTTACATGTAGTAACTATATTTTATATAGAGTTATGGAAGGTGATGTAAGTGATAATATACCTGGTTTAGGTGGCGTAGGTTTAAAACGGGTAGTAAAATCATTTCCTTTCTTATCAGAAGAACACCAATATGATTTGAATGAGATTTATAATTACTCAGAAAATAACAAGAGTAAATATAAAGTATATCAGACTGTATTAGACAATAAGTTATTACTTGAACGTAATTATAGTTTGATGCAGTTAAAAGATACGCAAGTACAGTCATTTACACAGTTACGTATAGAAGAAATAATAAAAACTCCTGTGCGTAGAATTGATAAAATGAGTTTTACTAAATTGATTACAGAAGACAAAATGTGGAATAATATCCCCAATTATCACATTTGGTTACAAGAATGTTTTGGCAAATTAAATAGTTTTGTAGAATAAAAAATGTCAGTTAATAAAAGTTGAAAATCACCAAATTTGGTGGTATAGTAGAGTTATCTTATGGAAAACAAAAAAGCAATTGATTCATTAACAAAATACGGCCGTGACTTCCAAATCAAGTGTATTTCGTGTTTAATATCTGATCGTTCATTCATTGAACGTATTAATGATATTATCGAAGTAGACTTTTTTGAAAGTGATGCAAATAAATGGGTCGTAAAAGAAAGTATAAAGTATTTTAACGAATATAAAGATCTACCAACTTTAACTGTATTCAAGATTAAAGTTGATGAAGTAGACGACGAACTTCTTAAGAGAAGCATTGTAGATAATCTAAAATTGGTTTATCAAAAGGTAAGTGACAACGATCTAAAGTTTGTCAAGGAGCAGTTCTTGGAATTCTGTAAAAATCAGAAACTAAAGAATGCTATTATTGAAAGTGCCGATTTATTGGCGCTTGGTCAATATGATAAGATTAAGAATGTGGTTGATCACGCGATGAAAGCTGGTATGGAACGTAATATTGGTCACGATTATACCGAAGATGTAGAACAACGAATGAGTGTAATGAGTCGCAATTGTATTAAAACCAATTGGACCGAAATTGATACCATTATGGATGGTGGATTAGCAGCTGGTGAATTGGGTATTATTACAGCTTGTGCTGGTAGTGGTAAGAGTTGGGTACTATCTAAACTAGGTGTTGAAGCGATGAAGCAAGGTAAAAATGTAGTCCATTTTACGCTTGAATTGAATGAAAATTATGTTGGACTACGTTATGATGCTTGTTTTACAGGAATTGATTTCCAGAACATTCGTAATAACGTAGACATCGTAAAGAAGAAGATTGCGGAGGTGCCTGGAAAATTGAAGATTAAATACTTCCCAATTAAAACAGTAAGTGCTTATAGTCTTAAATCTCATTGTGAACGATTGGCTATACTAGGTACTAAAGTTGATCTGATTATTGTAGATTACGCAGATATTCTACGTCCATCACAAAGTGAACGTAATAGTAACAGTTATAGTGAAGCCGGTGGTATCTATGAAGAATTACGTGGTGTAGCTGGTGAGTTACAAGTTCCTATTTGGAGTGCTTCACAGAGTAATCGTGCTGCTATGGATGAAGACATTATTCAGGCTAACAACATTGCTGATAGTTATCGTAAGATTATGACAGCTGACTTTGTTCTTAGTCTGAGTCGTAAAGTTAACGATAAACAAGCAAATACTGCACGATTCCACGTAATTAAGAATCGTTTCGGACCTGATGGTTTGACCTTTCCAAGTAAGATGAACGCTAGTTGTGGTGATATTGAAATCTATGGCGAAAATAGCCGTGAGGGCATGAGTATCTTGAATGAAATGATGGATGGTGAAAATCAAGTCAAAAAGGTTCTAAAATCAAAATGGAACGTTCATAACAATGACGAAGAATAATTTATAGTATGGACCAGACGAAAAACACATAAAAAAATAATAAAAAAGTTATAGACTAAACGCAAAATGAACTATCTAAACAATAGTTATTTTTTACCCATATGAATAAAGAAATTTTTATAAAGAAACGAAATGGTATCACTGAGAAGTTTAATGCAGATAAAATCAATAAGATTTTACAATGGGCTACTGAAGACATAAAAGGCGTTGGATTTGAAGAAGTAGCGATGAACGCCCATTTGTCATTCTTTGACGGAATGACATCAAAAGATATCCACGTTATGTTGATTGAAGCCGCATCTAATCTAATCACAGAAGATAAACCTAATTATCAATTTGTAGCATCACGTTTATTAAATTATCAACTACGAAAAAATGTTTGGGGTGGTAAAAATCCCCCAAAGTTACACGATCTAGTTAAAACTAATATTGATGCATTGGTTTATGACTCGGATATTTTAAATTGGTATTCCAAACAAGAATTTGATAAGCTAGATGAGTTTCTACGACATGATCGTGATTTTAATTTCACGTATGCCGGTATCAAACAGTTGTGTGATAAGTACTTGGTTCAAAATAGGGCTACTAAGGTAATTTATGAAAGTCCCCAGTTTGCTTATATGCTTATTGCAATGACTTTCTTTAAAGATTATAAAGAAAATCGTCTTGAGTATGTAAAGAAAGCTTATAACTACTTTAGTAAACATAAGATCAATTTACCCACACCAATTATGGCAGGTGTAAGAACTCCAATGAAGAGTTATGCCAGTTGTTCACTGTTCACAGTCGATGATGATCTACGTAGCATTTTCAGCAACAATAGTGCGGTTGGATTTGCTACAGCTAGTCGTTATGGTATTGGATTGAATTTATCAAGACTACGTGCTACAAACGCTCCAATTCGTAATGGAGAAGTAATGCATACAGGCCCAATTCCATTTGCTAAAGCATTTGAAGCTACTGTAAAGAGCTGTCACCAGAATGGCATTCGCGGTGGGAGCGCAACTGTAAACTTCGCTTGGTTCCATTATGACATTCTGGATATTCTTGTATTGAAGAATAATCAAGGTACAGATGATAATCGGGTTCGTAAGTTAGATTATTGTGTGGGTCTTGATAAACTAATTTTTGAACGTTTCTTAAAGAATCAAGACGTTACACTATTCAGTTATCACGAATGTCCGTCACTGTGGAATGCTTTTGGAATGGAAGGATTCAGAGAAAAGTATGAAAAAGCCGAAGCTAACAAGAATATTAAGTTCAAGAAGAAAGTACCTGCTCGTGAATTGATGGGACTACTTGCTAAAGAACGACTTGAAACAGGTCGTATTTATACAATGTTTGTTGATCACGCAAATGAACACGGTAGTTGGTTAGATCAAGTAGATACAAGCAACCTTTGTCTTGAAGTGCATCATCCCTTGATTCCTATTTATGATGTTAATGATCAAAAAGGAGAAATTGGAGTCTGTGTATTGGCAGCATTGAATTGGTTAGAAATTAAAGATGATACTGAAATGGAAAACGTATGTGACATTATTGTCAGAATGTTGGATGCTTTGATTGATCATCAAGAATATTTCGTACCAGCAGCAAAGAACTTTGCTACTAAACGTCGTAGTCTAGGTGTAGGTGTAAGTAACTTGGCAGCTCTATTGGCCAAAGAAGGATTAAAATATTGGGACGACAAAGCTCCAAATTTCGTATCCAGATGGATGGAAAAGACCAGTTACTATCTAATCAAAGCAAGTGTTGAAATGGCAAAAGAGGTGGGTAAGTGTGAGAAGTTTGATCGTACTAAATTTAGTCAAGGTATTCTCCCAATTGATACTTATAAGCGGGACATTGATGAATTTATCACTGAACCTTTACATATGGATTGGGAAGCTCTACGTGAAGAAATCAAGAAATATGGTATGAGACATAGTACACTTACTGCTTGTATGCCAGTAGAATCAAGTAGTGTAATTCAAAGTAGTACTAATGGTATTGAACCCCCCCGTAGTGCTATTAGTTTCAAGGGAAGCAAGAGCAATATTTTGCCTGTGGTAGTTCCAAATATTGATAAGTACAAGGATAATTATACCTTTGCTTTTGATATGCCAAGTAATGAAGGATATTTGAAGGTAGCTGCTGCTATTCAAAAGTTCACAGATATGAGTATTAGTACCAACACTTACTATATTCCTTCCCGTTATGAGAAAAACAAAGTGCCTGTAGAGGTTGTTATTAAAGATATTTTGTTGGCATACAAGTATGGATTGAAAAATCTATATTATGCTAATACAGATGATGGTGATAAACAAACAGCCATGGAAACAAAAACGGTTGATGAAAAACCAATAGTACAAGAATCCGGTTGTGAAAGCGGAGCTTGTGCTTTATAATAAAAATACATATGAAAACTGTACTAAATAAGAAAAACATAGATCAGTTGCGTAACCCAATGTTCTTGGGAGAAGATTTATCACTTCAACGATATGATAAGATCAAATATCCAAAGTTTTATGATTTGTACGATCAACAACTAAATTTCTTTTGGAGACCTCAAGAAGTTTCTCTTGTTAAAGATATTAGCGATTACAAAAATCTTTCAAATGAAGAACGATTTGTGTTTGACAGTAATTTAAAGTTTCAAACTATGACTGATAGTATGTTGAGTCGTAGCATTCACGAATTGATGAGACATTGTACAAACAGTGAATTGGAAATTTGTATGAATACGTGGAGTTTCTTTGAAACTATTCACAGTAACAGTTATACATACATTCTAAACAATGTTTATCCGGATGCTACTAAGTTCTTTGATAGTATTTTGGAAGACGAAGAAATTGTTAAGAGGGCTACTGCAATTAGTAAGAAGTATGACGAACTATTAACGCCGTCGGATGATGTTAAACAACAATTGTTTGATGCGGTATTGGCAACTCAAATTACTGAGGGATTGATATTCTATGTATCATTTGCTTGTAGTTTCTACTTTGGATATCGTGGAAAGATGGAGGGTAATAGTAAGATTATTAAATTTATCAGTAGAGATGAAAATCTTCACGTAGCTATTACCCAGAACATTATGAAGAATTGGATAAATAATCCAGAAGAAGGATTCCAAGATATTGTTAAGAAGAATGAAGACAAGATCTATGCTGCTTATGAAATGGCAGTAAATGCTGAAAAGGATTGGGCTGATTATCTATTTAGTAAAGGTAGTTTGATTGGATTGACGGCTGAAAGTTTGAAACATTATATTGAATGGCTGGCAAATAACAGATTAACAAGTATGGGATATAAGAAATTGTACCCATCTGCTAAGACCAATTTACTATCTGGGTGGTTAGATAGTTACTATGATAGTAAAAAACTTCAAGTAGCCCCCCAAGAAACTGAATTGAGTAGTTATGTTAAAGGAGTTGATAACACGATCAGTGAAGGTGCATTTGACGATTTCAAATTGTAATTGTAAATAATTAAAAAATATAACGAGTACTTTAACGGGTACTCGTTTTTTATTATATTTATATCCATCTCGATTGATTTATATTATGGAATCCATTTTTGTATACCTTGAAAAAATATTAGTAATAAGTGCAGCTGGTGGCGTTTTATTCGGCGCATTTAAATGGATATTTACATTGAATCGGGATGTGAAAGAAATATTGAAAGAGGTTAAACCTAATTCTGGTACCTCGTTGAAAGACCATGTGGATGAGATAAACAAACAGATCAGTCACGATAGTAATTTGATTAATACTATATGTACACGTCAAAAATGGATATTAGATAATAGACCGGAGCCAATATTTGAATGTGACACTGAAGGTAAATGTACGTGGGTAAATGAAAAATATTGTCAATTATTGAAACACGATGTAGATTATTTCTTGGGTAACGGGTGGAAAAATGGTATCTTTAGTGAAGATTTAGAAATGGTTGAAAAAGAATGGGAAAGATCTATTAAAGATAAAAGAAGTAGTGTTAGTATATACAGAATGATTGATAGAGAAGGTACTATATACAACGTTAAAGCAGTGGCCAGCAGAAATGATAGTCATGGTTACATTGGACACATAGAAATATTAGACGATAAAAAAGATTAATAATTGACCTCCAAATACTATTTATATGTATATTAATATGAAGTCTTCTAAAGAATCAGTAAATAAACTAGTAAAAGAAACACTAGAGCAAAAATATACCAATGCTTCGTCTTCTTGGAGTGATTTAATCGACGGATTATCTAAAGAAATCAAGAAACCTATTGAACTTGATGATGCAGGTAATTACAATGTATGTGATTGTGAACCACATCATATTAGTATTAGACCAATAGTACATGGTATTTGTGATATTCAAGCATTCAGAGACGGTAGTGATAGAACAAAGAAACTTTTTATGAAATTTGAAGATGTCAAAAAATTCGTAAAAGAATATTTGAAATCTGATATTACAAATTATGTAGATAGTGCATTAGGTAAGGGAGTTGAAAATACTAAAGATAAACAAGGCGGTAAAAAAGCTGATAAACAATCTGAATCTGAAGAAAACGTAGTCGATCCTCAAAAAGGATTCAAAATTGTAAAAAATGTTAAGGTTGAGAATATGAACGATCCAAAAGACGATCCTACTCAACCAATGCAAGCTGTTGGAAAATTCGCTAAACAAGGCGATCATAAACCAAAGAAAGCAGAATATAATCCACCCACATTACCAAAACATCTTCAGAAATTGGTTATTAAATATACAAAGGCTGGTAAAGCTAAAAAGAAGTAGTTGACAATTTTTTAAATTTGGTGTACTATAAAGGTATACCTAAAAAAGGATACATATGACAAAATTAATTACTATCGCAGCGTTGAGTGCCACTCTAGTTTCTCAAACATTTGCTGGTGATAGAGAATGGGCAACGGTTGGTAAAGTATTAACCGGAGTCGCAGTAATTCACGTTATAGACAGAATTGTAAATCCCCCAACACAAGTTGTGTATGTACAACCGCAACCAGTGGTATATGCGCAGCCTGTAGTATATGTACATCCACAGCCAGTAGTTTATGCGCAGCCAGTAGTTTATGCGCAGCCAGTGGTATATGTACAACCACAACCAGTGGTAGTTGTATATGGTGGTTGGGGTCGTCCAGTGCATCATTATCATCACCATCATCATTGATAGTATTATTTTAAAATAACCCAAACCACCGTAACTGGTGGTTTTTTTATTTTTCCGGTTGACTTCTTATATATCCGTGGTAAGATGGTTTTACGGTAAGAAACACATATGAAAAATAAAAACTCATTAAATCTGGTTACTGGCAAGGACTTCAATATCAAGGCGTATCTTGATACTTGTGTAAATCTACGTCCTTCTTCACTGATTATGGACGATCTCAAGTGGAAGTATATGGTGCGTAGTGCTATTCGTGGCAAGAACATTTTGCTTCTTGGACCAACTGGTTGTGGCAAGACTCTTGCTGCTCAAACTGTAGCTAAGGCTATCGGTCGTGAAGATAACTTCTTCTATTTTAATTTGGGTGCTACACAAGATGCTCGTAGTGCTTTGATTGGTAATACTCACTTTGATAAAAAGACTGGTACTCTATTCAAGGAGTCTAGTTTCATCAAGGCTATTCGTACTCCTAACGCCATCATTCTACTTGACGAAATTAGTCGTAGTCATCACGATGGTGTTAATATTCTAATGACTGTTCTTGATGATCTCCAGCGTTATCTTCGTTTGGATGAAAAGGATGATTGTGAAGTCGTAAAGGTTGCTGAAGGTGTTACCTTTATCGCTACTGCTAACGTAGGTAATGAATATACCGCTACCCGTGTAATGGACCGTGCTCTACTTTCACGTTTTCCTGTTAAGATTGAAGTGACTCCGCTTGATAAGGACGCTGAATTTTCTCTATTAAAGAATCGGTTTGATATTAACTCCAATGAACAGTTAGACGTTCTAAAGTCTGTTTGTGAAATTGCTGATCATACACGTAAACAGATCAAGCAGGAAGATAGTAAGCTTACTAATTTTATTCCTACACGTAGTACTGTTGAAATTGCGGAACTAATTGTTGATGGATTTAATTTGCTTGAAATTGCTGAGACTACCATTTATCCTAACTTTACTGAGGATGGTGGTGTTGATAGTGAACGTACATATATTCGTCAGTTGGTACAGAAGTATATTAAGGTTGAATCTAAGGAAAAGTTGTTTAATGATCCATTGAACAATACTACTCAGCCTCCTTTCTAATAACACATAGAAAATAAATTATTATGAGCAACTACAGTGATTTCTGGTTAAAAGGTAACAATTACGATTGGGATTGGGAAGATGAACTTGATGCTGCTATTGCGGATGACGCTAATAACACTCTAAACGATGACGCAGAAGATCGTGTTTCGGAAAACACATCTCGACTGATTCGTATGTCTTCCGCTCGACGTGCTATTTCTAATTATGTCAGTATTCTGACAAACCAGAACATTCCTGTAGTGTTCAATGACAGTGCTGTAAATTGTACTGATGGTAAGGTGGTTTATATCAGTAGCGATATTACTAAGAAGGATAATTTTGACGTGGCTGTTGGACTCGCCTTACACGAAGGCAGCCACGTCAAATATTCTGATTTTGAAATGTTTAAGACAGTGTGGATGAATGTTCCCCGTGACATTTATAATTACACTGAAAAGTTGAGTATTTCAAAAGATATCGTGGGTAAGACTAGTCAACAGATTCTAAATTATGTAGAAGATCGTTATATTGATTATACTGTACATAATAGTGCGCCTGGCTATCGTGGTTACTACGATGCTTTGTATGATGAATACTTTAATAATAAAGTAATTTCAGATGCATTGAAAAGCGATCTATATCGTACACCGAGTATCGATTCATATATGTTTCGTATTATTAATCTTACGAATCCCGATACGAGTTTGAAAGCATTACCTGGTTTGTATGACATTGCTTGTGAATTGAATTTGTCAAATATCGGTCGTTTGATAACTCCAAAAGATCGGCTAGACATAGCGTATAAGATTTCTGAAATTGTATTTAAGAATATTACTGAACACAAAACTAATAATGTACAGTCACAACCAACGGATGGTGAAGGAGAAGGTGATGCATCTGCCGTTGAAGCTGAGTCAGCTGACGCAACTATATTGGGTACTGCTAGTGATGTACTTGGTGGTATGGAGTCTACTGTTACAACTGATAGTAGTGACGTAACTTCCAATATTGGAGCTGATTCAAATATTAGTAAGTCTAAACAGGCTAAGATTGCTAAATCATTTGATAAACAGAAAGACTTTTTGGCTGGTAAAATCAAAAAGAAAAAGGTTTCTAGACGTGAGAAGACATTGCTTGATGTACTGGAAAAGAGTAAAATCGATCTGGTACCTGTTGCAAGTGAAGTACTTAAGAACAATGGTATTGTTGGTAACGTTGAATGTATTCTTGTAAAGAATATGACAAAGGAATTGATCGTCTCAGATGAATTTCCAATGTCTATTGCAAAAGACGACGTTAGTACTCGTACTATGTTGCAGAAGAATGTGGATGATGGTATTGTGTTAGGAGTTAAGTTGGGTCGTCGTCTTCAGATTCGTAATGAAATTAATGTTGATAAGTTTACCCGCCGTAATATTGGTAAGATTGATAAACGTTTGATGCACGAACTTGGATTTGAAACCGATAGCAATGTCTTTTATAACACATTTGTCACTAAATATAAGAAGATTAACTTTCATATTAGTGTAGATGCTAGTGCTAGTATGCAAGGTAAAAAGTGGAATCGTACAATCAAACTATGTGTCGCGCTAGCAAAGGCTACATCTATGATTGACAATGTGAATTTAACCATTAGTTTTCGTACAACGATGGGTAACAGTCCATATATTGTAGTTGCATATGATTCTAAGTTTGATAAATTTAGTAAGATAAAGAATATGTTCTCATATCTTATGCCAACAAATACAACTCCGGAGGGATTATGTTTTGAAGCATTGTTACGGTATTTACCTAAAGCTAGCAACAATACGAACAGTTATTTTGTTAATATTAGCGATGGTGAACCGTGTTTCAACTACCATAGTCCGGGGGGTATTGGATTTTCATATACTGGTGCAACTGCTTTGAATCATACTCGTACACAAGTAAATAAAATTCGGGAAGCTGGATATAACATTATTTCGTATTTTGTAACAGAATATGAAGGATTTGGAGCCGAAACGTTTCGTGCTAATTTTAAAACAATGTATGGTGTGGATTCTAATTTTATTAACGTAGAGAATCTTAATCAGATTGTTAAGACTATTAATAAAAAGATGATGGATTCGATTGACATATAATATAAAGATGATATAATATATTAAAGGTTAGATTTATAACAACATAAACAAGAAAGGATAAAGTATGAAAAAGACAGATCGTAAGAATAAGACAAATCAAACAGTAAAATATCCAAGTTGTATTTTTACAATTAAGGAATTAAATGACATTAATCCTGATATCGTAACTATTAGTTTGCGAGACAAGGTTAAGAAAGCAATTAATCGAGGTGAATTAAATGTAATTGGTGTTTTGCCTAATGGAAAAGGTCGTCCGACGCTGGTACACGTATTTGGACCAATTACCAAAGCAATTATTGAGGACGCTAAGAACAAGGGTGTACATTTAAATCGTGAACTGTTGGTTGAAATGGTGAACATCAATTCATCTTCCAACAAGGAGTCAATGGTTATAGTCAATGTTGATACGACAAAGAACAATTCAGTTAATGTTTAAAGACAAATCAATATAATTGATATGCCGTATATCTTTGATTTGATATACGGCGTTTCTATTTATACCATATTATGGCAAAAAAAAGAGATAAAATACTACTATATTTAGATAACAAAGGAAAAAACTTTTTGGTATATGAGGAAAAAGATTTACTGGATCTTAAATTGCCTGTAGAGTATATTAATAATGGTACTAATATGTATTTGGATACACTAAAAGAAAAGTGGGAAATAAAAGAAGTCAAGACATCTAAAAACGAATTGACATTAAAATTTAAAATGATTTTACGAAAAACAGAATGATATGGATACGTTACAAGAATACTTTGGAATTGAATCGTTTGACTTTGAAGGAAATAAACGAAAGTTGGTTGACAATCTCAATTTGTTGAAATCTATGTCTGTTGAAGAGCAGACATTTTACAAAAAATGGTTGGAAATACAAACTTGTGAAAGTTTATCCAATAAGGCTAATATGATTAAAGCCAAAATTTGGACACCCACCGATATTAACGATGAATCTTTAACTATTAAAGAAATAGAAAGTATAAATCCAAAATTGGTTTATGTTGAATCAAAACAACAAAATGAAGATTGGACAATTCTTCGTATTTTTGGTCATACGATGACATTTGATCAAACGCCTGGCAGATTTGTTAAATTTCTTGTAACCGATGGAAATACTGATAATCCAAAGTATATTGGGTGTATTAGTGTTTCCAGTGACGTAATTGCTATTACTGACCGTGACAATTATTTGGGATGGACTACATCTGATAAGATGGAAAAGAAAAGATTGGCACATAGTGCGATTGGCAGTTGTATTATGAGTACGCAACCAATTGGTTATAATTTTCTAGGTGGTAAATTAATAGCAGCTATGATTACTACATCAACTGTACGTGATCTTTGGAAACAATTGTACAATCAAACTCTTGTGGGTATGACAACTACAAGTTTATATGGTAGTTATAGTATGTATAATAGTTTAAAATGGTGGCATAAATGTGGATCTAGTGCTGGTAAAATTTCAATTAAACCAGATGATAGTATTTATGAAACTTGGCACAATTGGTTAAAAGATATTGATGTAACTGCTTATGATAAAGCACTTACTCAAAAAGAAGGAGTAAGTGGACCTGTAACTGGAGCTAAATCTCGTATTCTTGGTATGATATTTAGTAAATGCGGAATAAAACAATCCAACTATCAGCATGGATATGAACGAGGTGTATATTATAGTTGTTTTTATGAAAATACCAAAGAGTTTTTGCAAAGCAAAATTGATGTTGATCAATTGAAGATGAAAGACCTCTTTAACCGTGATATGCAAGGTATAATTGAGTGGTGGCGACCAAAGGCTGTAGATCGATATAAAAAGCTAAAGAGTGAATCAAATTTAAAGAATACGGTACATTTCTATAACCAAATGTTTGGTATGTCTTATCAAGAAGCTAAAGATGTATATTTTAAAGAAGTCGGTAGATAGAATTATTATAATATAAATTACTTATTATATATACTATTTATATTTATAAGAGTAATTTATGGCGAATACCCCAATTAATGCAATGACCGCTACATTCGGGTCTGGTGATCAGACTGCGATAAAAATGAATGTAACGGACTTAGGTCCGTCTGATAATAGCAGTAAACTGATAGATTTACAACTTGGGAATGTCACAAAATTTAAAGTTTCAAAAAGAGGTGAAGTAATTGCTACAAATTATACAGGTAGTTTTAGTGGCAGTACTTTTATTAAAAATCAATCAAGTGCTACAGGTACCAAATATTTATTATTTTCAGACGGAGTCGGACAAAGAACTGTAGGTTATGATACTTCATTAAATTATGATGCTTCTTCAAATACTTTAACCACCAATGGTAGTGTTAATATAGGTGGTGATATAGACAGTACAAATCTTTCGCCACTTTTATTGTCTACACCCACTACAATAGGTTTTGGTAGTTCCGCAACTACTATAAGGATAGGTTCGTCCGTTGTCGGTGGTTATACACGATTTGATTCAAAACAAGTCAGAGGCAATTTTACAGGATCTTTTACTGGAAGTATTAGTGGTGGATATGCCTCTTTTACTAATATTAGTGGTGGATACGCATCTATTACAGAAATAACCGGTAGTAGTTGTAGAATTGAAAATAATTTGGTTATAGAAGGATCGCTGCAACTGAATAATGCTATTACAGGATCAAATAATATGTTTACAAGTGGTGCTGGCAGTCCAATTGTTGGTTATGTGGGGATTATGATAGGTGGAATAAAATATAAGATGCCTTTATATCCTTGGATTTAAGGCTTGACTTATTATAAATTTGTTGGTAAGATGATCACAATGAAAAAATCATTGTGTTGCATTTCTCTACAACTTCAAGAAAAAGGATTCAAAGCCAATACTATGACCAAGACTAGGTTCTTGGCATTGGAACGAAAAAGCGCTTTATCTACTGTTTCACAGCGAACACTGAACAATGTACACGTTGCGGTAAACACTTTTGCTTTTTGTGTGGGTAAGGGGTGGAACTATCGAATCAGCAGTGATTTATTTCCATTGGCCACTTTACCAGAAGCAAATTTATCATTTGATATTCTTACTGATAAAGATCGTATTTATGCTGAATTCAATCGTGGTGCCGACCTTATTAAAAAAAATAATCTACGGTGTAGTACACACCCCGATCAATTTGTTGTGCCAGCCAGCGCTACAAAGACTGTTGTAGAAAAATCTATTGTGGAACTAAAGAACCATGCATCTATTATGGATTTGTTTGGTTTGCCACAAACATATGATGCTCCCATCAATATTCATATGAATTGTTATAAAGGTGGTACTAAAGAAATTGCTAAACGGTTCATCGATGTATACAATGATTTGCCTATTAATGTAAAGTCCAGGTTAGTGATCGAAAATGAAGACAAGCCAAATAGTTGGAAAGTAGAAGATTTGTATGATTTAATTTATTCAAACACTGGCATTCCAATCACTTACGACAATCTCCACTTTCGTTGCAATCCAGGCAAATTATCCGCTAAAGATGCTGTAAAGTTGTCTATGTCAACTTGGGGCAAGTATCGTCCGTTGTTTCATTTTAGCGACAACGATACTACCAACAAAAATCCACGTGCGCATGGTGATTATGTTCGATGTATTCCTCAAGAATATGTTGATCTCGATGTGGATTTTGAATTTGAATTTAAAGCTAAGGACTACGCTCTTGAAAGGTTTGAAAAAGAATTCAAACTTTAATTGAAAAAGTTGTTGACAATTTGAACAATGGATGGTAAGATAAATTTAAGTTAGTGAAGAATCTAACGAAACAAAAAAAACAAACAAAAAAAGAAAGTATTAAAAATAATATGTATACTCGTACAAATGCTCGTAACAAGACTAACTTCGTAGGCCATAACACCACTGGTGTTGAGATTTACCTCTCCACTCCTCTAGCGAAAGCCAAGAAGGCTTCACGCTTGACACTACGTAGTGGTAAGACCCGTGTTGACCTAGATGGTCGTCAGATTAAGGCACTACGTGAAGTCTTGAATGCTGGTTATGCTGTTGCGACAGAACAGCCAACACAAGTCAAGTCCCTTGACGTTAAGGCTACACGTGCAATGATTGCTAATAGCAAGGCTTAATTGAAATAAATGTTAACTCATATATGTAGATAGTTATACGTATATGAGTTTTATTTTCAATAATCAAACAATGATGTGGTCACTACTAATAATAGTGGCCATTTTTACTTTTGCAAACTTTTATTTGTTCATCAGATTGCTTAGACATTTTGACGATCACCAAATTCTAACTATAGACGCATTAGAGTTACTCAACGTTAAAAATAATAAAATATCAAAAGACATTGAAATATTGAATAAACGTAGTAGAATATTAAATAATGAAAGCAAAGAACACATCCGAAAACAAAGTTAAAGTTCGTGGTTTATTTGATCATATAAATCATATCCGTGAGGTAAAGAAAAAAGACTATTATAAATGTCTATCGGAAGAAGAAAAGAAGTCTTTTAACAAATACATGATAATCAGATTTCTTAGTATGGATGTTGATATCATAGAAGAAATATCATTTGTTTCAAAGTATTTTCAAAATATACCAGATGAGCAATTTTATCAAGTAATGATTGATTTGGTGCCAAAAGGAAGAAAGTTCTGTAAGTATATTAAAAATAGCACCGAAGGTATCAATGAAACAATCTTAGATTGTATTTGTAAGAAATATAAAATTGGAAAACGGGACGCTATAGATTACTATAACATATATACGTTTAATGACACTAACTTAAAAGATTTGTGTGAACTAATACAAGGATTTGGTTATAGTGAAAAAGAAGTAGAGAAGTTATTTAAATAATATGAAAATTATAGGTGTATCTGGTTTTGCTCGTAGTGGCAAAGATTTGTTTGCTAGAGTTGCTCAAAACGTTTTGGAAAAACAAGGATATAAAATTGAAAAGTATGCATTAGCATATGAATTAAAAAACGATCTAAAAGACCTTATCCAGAATAAGGTTGGGATTGATGTTTTTACAGAGAACACCGAGGAAAAGAATATTATTAGACCGTTATTAGTTGCTTATGGCGACGTAATGAGAAAAGTATCAATGGGTAAATATTGGACAAATAAGATTGAACAAAAGATTAAACAGTCCAACGCTGATGTAATTTTTATTACAGACATCAGATATGATGTATATGTAGAAGATGAATGTACTTGGTTGCAAAATAAACAAGGTGGTAAATTAGTACATATTACAAAATTTAAACAAGAAGCAGTGCCTTCAGGCAGACGGTTCAGCAAGAACAAAATTGTTAAGATTTATAATTCTGCTGCAAACGACCACGAAATGTTAAATGACCCAAAAGTAAAATCAAAAGCTGACTGTGCTTTTGAATGGGAGGATTTTAGTGATAAGTTAAACGGATGTTTACTAGACGTACATCCGTATATTACAGAAAAAGTTATTGAATCATTAAAGACTATTAACGCAATTTAAGTTTTGTAATTAAATTGTGACCATTATGATAGAATATAATTTCTTCATCTGTAGTTTTTGTACGAAAGTAGTCAACTAATGACGGAACAACCGTATTGACTAAATTAACATAGATCTTATCACACTCATCGTGTTTTATTGATTTTCTTTGTTTCTGACACGAACAGATTTTATCAAACGTTTGTATACAGTTTGTTAGTGTAACAAATGCACCTATATTATCTTTTGATACAAAATTATTGAGTGATACGTAACTTCCTATAATCATAATAATTTATTTATTAATAAATACAACAACAAACTACAAATGTAGTTAACTGGCATAATCATAACTATATAATGAAGTGGATAATTCAATGTATATAATAATGCAACAATGCTAAATAAAGTTGTCCAAAAACATAAACAAATGACGCAGCTCACTAACTTAGTTATATAACTTGGGTACTCTGAATACAAGAAATTTGGATATGTACTCATCGGATCAACACTGCTTTTATACAATTGATATTCGTCTAATTTAAATAAACGTCCTGTATTTGTTAATTTAGCAATTGTTTGTACTATATCACTATTTAACCAAATAACCATAATAAATGTTATCCCGAATATAATTGATATGTTATAGTCTGTTAAGTTCATTTTATAAGATCGTAAATATAGTTTCCTAAAATTTCAAAAAATATATTGTATATAAATATAAATAATATTATTATGAATATTTCAACTCCATCTAATTTGCCGTTCTGATTAATATCAAAATATTTTAAAAATAAATTTTTCCAAAGATTAAGTATTTTTTTCATAACAATTTTTTATTATACCATTCGTCTTTTATTTCTATCAATTGTTTGTTATAAGTATTTAACTTATTAATGTTAAGTTTAAATATATCATATTCAAGTGTTCCTAATTGACCACTGTCTTCTAACATTAATTGAATCATATTAAAGAATTCAAAGCTATTATTTGATAGTTTAGTTGCGTCGAATTCGATAATAATATCGTTTAACTTTTGATCTTCATATCTCTTCAATTTCTTGGTTAGGTTAAACTTTGTATTTTTTTGTTCAGCGTTAATGTAACGGTCATATGGCACATCTGTATAGATTGTGTCACACCAAGGTTCCAACAGTGCTAATTTATATTCATCACAGTTAATTACAACAAAACCTACATCATAACGGTTAGGTACAATTGGTTTCATAATATCATTATGTTTAACAAAATGTCCCCATTTACGAATGAAGTTTCTGGCACTTCGGTTGTTTTGAGCCAACCATTCGTCGCTTTCTTTTCCAACTGTAGTCAATGTAGGATTGTATCTACTGCCTCTACACGTCATATGATATACACAACCGTCCCACGTTTGTATAAATTTATATCCATTTAACAAGAATCTGTTAAAGATATCACTGTCTTCTTTGCTTTGGGGTGCGTATAGATCGTCGTGACCACCAATAGATTGGAAATCACTCTTATAAATGGCCCATGGCGCAAAGATTCCTTCTGTGGTTTTATCTTTTCTTGTAAAACGGGTATCATTGAACCATTTCAATAAACCATCTTCATTAAACTCTTCTGGCTCTGTACCAAAGGCTTGTACAATCTTTTCTGGTCCTGGAGGATGTAGAGGTGGTTCGATGCGGGTAAGACTAACAATGGTACCTGGCTGAATATATTTCTCTACATATTTATCGAAGTTAGGACAAGCGTACATATCTGCGTGGTAGATCATTACCACATCGTTGGTAGCAACTTCATTTATAAGACGATCATATAGAATTGTATGACCCAATCTGGTTGGACCTTCGTTACGGATAAATTTGAAGTGCGGATCTGTTTGTGATGTTTCTTTGCACCATTCCAATGTACCGTCATTACTGAAGTCGTCTGCAACACAGATTTCATGTTCTTTGTGACTTAAATTTTTACGAATAGCTTCGTAACTCCATTTAAGATATTTTAGGTTGTTTCGGCTTGGTTGAATAAAACTTATTTTCATACTTGTCTCTTAACATTTAATGTATCTGAAAATACATATGGTCGTGTTTTTATTGAAACATTTTTATCTTTTTTAGTTACGACATTTTTTGCAGGATCAGGTATGCAGAATTTAGTTATGTTATTTTTTTAAAACTATACATTCCATATCACTTATACAAAACAAGATTCAAATTTTTGCATAGCTTGTCCTATAATTTGGTGCATGTCATAATACTGATAACAAGATAATCTTCCTCCTAAAACATAATTAGGATATTCTTTTGTGGTTATATTTTTATAATTGGTATATAATTCGTTATTCTTTTCGTCGTTTATTGGATAATATTTTTCACCACCTCTACTCCATTTTTTTGGATATTCACGGGTTATTATGGTTTTATTCTTTGGTGTCGTACTTGTATCGAAGTGTTTATGTTCAACAATACGTGTATATGGTACTGATATATCTGTATAATTTATTATAGCATTACCCTGATAATCATCAATATCTAATATCGATTCTTCAAACGATAAACTTCTATATTCAAGTTCTCCGTTTGAATAATTGAATAATTCGTCTAAAGCCCCTGTATATATTATTTTTTTTGATTGTTTACTCCAATATTCGATGTCTTTCAAAAAATCAACATTTTTTTCTATAGGTATATTTACTACCATATTTTCAATCATTTTTGTATAACCGCCAATTGGTATGCCTTGATAAGCATCGTTGAAATAATTATCATCGTATGTTAATCTTATTGGAAGCCTTTTAATTATAAAAGAAGGCAATTCTGAAGGATTTTTACCCCATTGTTTTTTAGTATATCCGTATATAAATGTATGATATATTTCTTCACCAACTTGACTTAATATCCATTCTTCTAAGTTGTTTGGCGATTCGATTTGAACTTTAACTTCGTTGATCTTTTTTTGTGCTTCTTCAGGAGATGTACATCCCCATAATTGATATAACGAAAACAAATTTATAGGAAATGAATAAACTTTCCCTTTATAAATTACTTTGGGTCTATTAACAAAATTATTAAATGTTGCAAATTTATTTACAAAATCCCAAATTTTTTTATTCGAAGTGTGGAATATGTGTGGGCCAAATTTATGTACATTTATTCCGTGTGTATTTTCTGTAAAACAATTCCCCCCTATATTTGATTTTTTCTCTAATATAAGACACGATTTACCGTATTGATTTGCTAAATGTGCGAATGTTGCGGAGAAAAGACCAGCGCCTACTAATAAAAAATCATATTTCATTTATATATTTAACATAATCTATCAATTTAGTATAATTGTTCACATGTAGTATATCAGTATTACTTAATTTTGTATACCAATTAAAACTATTAAATTTTGTTTCCATACAATTGTCCGCGTATATTATATTTGTACCACCGAATAAACTTGAAAATATCGACGTACCACCTTGAACTGATATGTATTTTTCACAATTAGCTTTTAACATACACTGAAAAGTATTGAAACTTAACATATTTTTATAATCTAAGTATAACTCATTAATATCAATTATATTTGGATTGTTTAATTGTTTAATTAAATTGTGATCTTCAAATTTTTCATCTATTAAATTTTTATCTTCTACAATATTGTTTTTTAAAGCTCTATTATATACAATAGTAAATTTGCTAGATAGTATATCAAATATTTCTTTTAATATCTCAATATTGAGATGTCGATTTTCATTTCTTCCTGTACTGTAATATTTGTTAGAAATCATTATTAAAGGTTTATCAAATACAAACAAATTATTTTTATAAATTTCTTTATATGGCGGCATAATAAACTTTGTAGTATCTAAATTAAATTTATGTATTGTTTTATTTGGATTTCCGTGTAGATCATTTCCACCGTAATCTCTATCATACAGATAACCTCGTCTAGAATCAAATTTTTCTTCATGTAATTTACTAAAATAATAAAAACACTTTGTATCCTTGGATGATACTGTCGTCCCTAACATATTATTTGCGTGCAACCAATAAGCATAAGGTACAGATAATATCATTTCATATCCAAACTCACCTACGAATGATAAATTAATTTTTTGCATATAATTTATTAAATGTGGTTTCCATCCAATACATAGTTTTGGAATTATCGCCGTTATTTGGTATAGCGTTAAAATGAAATATATAACCCATATCCAAGTATGGCATATTTTCATTTAACGCTTCTCTACGATGTAAATCTTGCATATTATATTCATATGGCAAGAATTTCATATCGATGTTTTCAATCTGACACATAAAGTTTAATACTGGTTGATCGGTACCTGTAAAAAATGTTTCTTGCATTTTTATCAAATTGTCTTTATTTGCAAAATAGAAGTCTTTAACTTTGTTGAAAAAGTCCTTGTGGTTTTTATTTAAAATCAATACACCAGAGTTAAAGTACTTGGTTACGTCAAATTCATAATTATTAAAGATGTGTTTTTTATAATTTTCAACACTTCTAAATAACCAATCGTAAGATCCTATATTACTGACCACGCAAAATTTGTCTTCTGCAATATTAAAGAGATTGGGTGCATCTGGATGAACAATAGTATCAGCGTCCACGATTAAAATTTTATCCACATCAATATTTGATTGTTCCAATAAATCAAAGATAAAGACTTTATGCCAGTTGGGTCGTAAATCGTCATAGGGAAGAATCGGTTCTTCCAATACAACCAATTTAGCATTGTATTTATTGCAATATCGTTTCCAAGATTCAATTCCAAATTTATATGGACCTGTTCTACCGGGTTTTTTGTCGGTAGCAATGTTGATTATATAAACTACATTCATACGTAAAGATGTTTTGTTTGATCCCAAATGTTTATCATCAATGAACTTCTTTCTTCTATAGAACAGCCTGTAAAATGCCAGATATAAGAGTATTTTATGAAAAAAGGTGTTTGGTCTTCTTTTAATTGCCAGTTATGTTGTAACCAGTCATTTTTAATTAACCGCATTGTATTGAATCTAAAATCAAGGTATTTTTTATTAATGTTTTCTTTTTTAAGATATAAATTCAATATCGTTTGTTCTTTTCCTGTGTGTGGAACATTCCAATTGTCAAATGTAGATTTATTTCTTAAATAAAAGTCTTTGAGCTTATCGAAAAATTCTTTATGTGATTTGTTGAAGAACAAAACACCTCCGTTGATATATTCCGACAATTTAATATCTACATCTTTTAATTCTGAAAAACTAGATTTGAATGATCTCAGACTATTATCTATCCAGAATAAATTTTCATTTTCTAATACTCCGCAGAATTCACCCTCATACAAATCAAAGAAATTTGGTGCATTCCAATGTACCAATGTATCAAAATCCACCAATGCTATTTTGTCATATTTGTCGCCTATAAAGTCAAAAACAAATTCTTTGTGCCAGACGCAGAATTTTACGTCTGGTAATTTTTTATCTATGACAAAAAAATCAATATTGTTTTTTTTGCAATAAGATTGCCAGCACTGTTTTGATACATTGAAATATTTCTGATGATCAAACTTAGAACCTTCGTCCTGAATTGCTACCATTACTATACAATTTTTATTCATTTAATTTCAACATTTTTTCATTGCTTGTAATTGCTGCTTTTAGTACAGACAAATCCATACCAACTTTATCGCTTAATTTTACAAGAGCTTTAGTATCTTTTGGAAAACATTTTCCACCAAATCCACGTTCACCTGTGAACACAGCTGTATGAGATTTTGTTGTACGGGGATCCAATAACCACAAGTCTCTAACTTCGTAATAATTTGTACCGAGTTTTCCACATAGATCATACATCTCATTACAAAAAGCAACTTTCAATGCTAAATGAGTATTTACCATATACTTTGCCAATTCTGCATTTATTGGATCGGTGACTCTATAGGTTTTGCTTGGACCCGTAATTGGCGTATAAATTTCAATGATTTTATAACAAAGTTCTTTTTTACCACCAAAAATAAAGAACGGTGTTTGTTTGACATCATTTGTGAAAGACTCTGGAGTCCAGTGTTTGGATTCACCTGCAAATTCAGGACTAAACACAATATTCTTTTTAAATTTCTCAATTAATCTATCAGTGGTACCAACCTCAACCGTTGATTTTAAAAGAATTAGAGGAGTTTGAATCCAGCTTATACTTTCTTCAACAATAGTTGTATTACAACTACCATCCTCGTTTTCTGGGGTAGGAACGCAAACTACGGCTAAATCACACGTGTTGATATCGTCTTTAGTGTTTGATAAATCGTATGCTGGATCATATATAAAAACCTCGTAGTGATTCTTAAAAAAATTGTAAAATGCTTTACCTACATATCCGTTACCAACAATTCCAATCTTAGTTTTTAATTTGCTCATAAATTCTATTCCAATTACTCAACCATTTTTCTTCTGTATAATATATTTGATATAAATCCTTAGATGATATGGAACAGTGATTATAAAAAGATTTATCGTCTCTCAATTTAATTGCCAATTCGTTTGCTTTTTCAATGTCACCTATATTAACACTCAAGTCAGGATGTAAAGTTTCTTGCGTGTCTAATCCTTTATATCCGATGCAAGGTATACCCAGATAAGCACAATTAAGAGCGAATGTACCCGCCGCATGCGTACGCATTAAGTGTACGCCCACATTAAAATTGGCAAGTGTTTTAATCCACTCATTCCACATCATATATGGTAGATGATGTAAGCTAGGAAATTGTTCTTCATTTTCTATTTTACGACCCATACTTGGAATAAAAGTTGGTTTGTTAAAGTTTTGTGCGACGAAGTAACTGTCTACTCCACCATACCAACTACAGAAGTTTCCACCTATGATAGGTAGTTGATTATTTTTACGGGGTACATCTTTAATTGTATCTTCTATCATTAACGATTGAAGATTGAATGAAGGTTTCTTGAATATACCCTTGAAGTATGGAATATCACTCATGTTGTGGGTTAACAGAAAATCCATCTCGTTTAAGAAATTAACATAATTAACTTGATCCGCATATTTGTAATCTTGATAATACCAAGACGGACCTTCTTGCATTACTGTTACTTTTTTACCAATAGTTTTGACTCGATCTAACAATCTTACAGTATCTATAGTTTCTAATTTTTTTGGCAATATTACAATGGCGACATCATACCCAGAAATGTTATCTTTATTATCAACAAGTGACTGAATAGGAAAGTGATCCGCATTAAGTGCAAGTTGCCAAGCAAATTCTGTACGACAATTAGGAAAATCTCTGGTTAATTTACCAGAGTGACCATTTTGACTAACAAAACAAATTTTCATAAACGTTTTTTAAAATCTTCGTAAGTATAAAATTTTCCAGTATTATTAAATAGAGAATTTAAATTAGATTGTGACATTTCTTTAAAAGTCTTCCACCAATCTCCTTTTTCTTTTCCGCAAAATCCCCTTGGGTTATTTTCATTTGCAATATACATACGTTTCTGTGGGTGTCTTCTAGCGTGTACCTTTAATATGTTTTTGAATATAACTTGAACATACTTTTCTCCTAGTAATTTCTGAGCCATAAATGATAGACTTTCGTCGTCGTTATGAATGAAACACGGTGGTATATTAATCCCACTCTTAACTAAATCGCTACTTAGTACCAAACAAGATCCATCTATTTTTGGATAATTGATAGTTTGTATATCAAGTTCTTTAATCTCTGAATTGATACTATTCATTTGATCAATTGTCATAGTTGATTTCGATTGATTGATATTATCAACGTTTACGTCGTCATATATATGATTCAAGTAGTTGGGGTGGACTGTAACATCCCAACTGTTGTCCCACATTTTTCTATCTGCGAAGCAAGCTATAAATCTATATACGCCTTGAGATCTTATAGCCGGAGTTAAATGCTCCAATGCTGGTATAGCTTCTTTAGGAAACAAACTATCAGTTTCTCCCCACATTAAATAATCAACCATTTCACAATATTTTGTATTAAACTCCCTACGGTAATTTGTTTGGGTATAAAATTTATTATCATCATCTATAATTTTATAATGTAAATTAGGTAATTGTTTTAGTCTAGATAATTCTACTTCAAATCTATCAACAAGCTCGTCTTTAGAAGTTTTTGTTGTATCTATTTTTTCAAAGAACTGTGACGTATTAAAAGAAAAATCTAAATATACATTTTCTTTGTTGTCTACGGTACATAGAAGATTTAATAAACCATCTACATATGTTGATAACATTTCAATTTCATAAAACATTACATGTATGCCAATTGCGTATTTATATTGTACTTTCATTTTAAAATTTCTTTGATCAACTTGTTTTTCATAAATGTCTTGGAAATATTTTTTAAACATATGTTCCCACTTGTGAAAAAACAACTTCTGGGATCTTTCCACGTTGTTTAACAATAATTCTGTTTTTGGAGATTTGCGTTTGAAAGATGTCAGTATGTGTTTAGAATTTAAATAATCGCCTGGTATATAAATATTTTTGTAACCTTTTTCAAAAGCGGAATAACAAAAATCATTACTTTCACAATCTCCAAAAAAACGTTCATCAAAATAACCAATTTCATTGAATAACTTAGTACTAAAGAACATAATTCCATCAGACCACAAAACTTCATACATTTCATTTATACCATTTACTCTGATGTTTGTTATTTGTTTATGATATCTTTTAAATGCACTGTGTGCTCTTATTCCGATTACACCTACATTTCCGTGGGTTTCATATACTTCAATACATTTTTCAATCCACGTTTCATCTTCAAAGAATACATCGGACTGTACAAAACAAAAATAATCAAAGTCGTTTGTATTTTCTTGTTTAGCAACTACATTTAGAGCTTTTGATATGCTATGCATCAAATGTGATACATGTTTTTGAATTTGTGGGTGTTCTGGTTTCCACTGATCAAATTCAATACTTTCGAAGTTACATACCATATGAACTTCATTTTCTGGATTATGTTTCAATGCCTGATGACAAATTGTTTCAACGCATTGTATTTCAATCTCCTTACGATGAAATAATGTTGGTAGTACAAATTTAATTTTACGACTCATATATTGTTAATAATAATTTTTAAAAATTCAAATAAAGAAATAACAGCTGTTTCATAAAAATCTGCAAGTTCTGTTAAAATCGTCATATTCATTCATTTTTTATTATAAGACTGTGTTTATTAAAAATATCACATAATTCAGAATCAATCAAGTTATTATTTAACATTAAGTTATACCCAACATCATCGTCTGGTTTAAATGCCAATATACACACTGGTTTTTCTGCCATATCATATCTATATTGAAATCCAGTTACACCAACGTTGTATTTGGTATTTAAATGAGAAAAGAATGGACTGAGTTCATTAAAATATTGACCATAAACATAATTAACTATGTTTTCATCTCCGTGATTTTTGAGAAGATCTTTATTGGCATCCATAAAATCAACAATCAGTCTCCAAATATTAACACTTGACTTTTTGATAAAAATTGATCCGGTATTCCACTGTGTATTATTGATATACTTCGCCATACCAATTACGCCGTCAAATTTTGGAAATTCAAATTTATTAATTTGCCAATCATCAAAATCGTGAAACCAAAAATCATCATCAATTAAGTTTTCTTCTAATAATTCACAAATTCCATATTGTTTATTAAAATATCTATTATATCTACACAATCTATTTGTTTTTATAATAGTGACATCTTTATAAGAGAAGTCCAAATTGGTTACAACTACGATATCACTGGCATTCCACCCAAATCTCAGACTATTATCAATTTGAGCACGAAAGTATTTATACAACTCTTCAATTTTATAATTTCTACCATATGTGATAGTATCTACGAAATCTTGAAATATTATTACGTTTTTCATATATTTTTAATTTCTTGTTGTCCAAAAGCATTCGTCGATATATGTGTTTTTGTGTTTGTAATTTTTTCTATTCAAGATGTTTTCTTTTAGCAGTATATCTTTGTGTCCAAATATACCTGTTATATAAGGGTCACATCCTGTATATAACATTAAATTATAATCACTCGGAACATTAACTGATTGCCATTTAAACTCGTTGGTATGCATATCGTGACAAACAATTATTGGACTTCTATAAAATGCAGCTTGTAAACATTCTTTTCGGTCATTTCCATCTATAAAAATTAGATCATAACTCTCTTTAGTTTCAGTGAAGTATTCATTCATTGGTTTTGTATAATGAACAATGTCTAAATTATTTTTATGACTGTACTCTTGTTTTACAAATTTCACCCATTCTTCTACATTTTCGATAGATGTGGTCTGTTTGCTATTTCTAACAAAGCAACCAGTGCTCCATATACCACATCCAAATTCCAATACCGAATTTATTTGATATACAGCAAATGCAACTTCTAATACGGGTATGCAAGTTCCTGGGTCTAATAATCCATATTTACTCATAATATTATAACTTTTCCACTAGTACTTGCCAGTCTTTATGTAATACTTTTATTTTATTTTGATAACATAATAAGAAAGATTCTATTCCATATCTACAATTTCCCCAACCATAATCATCAAACAAAAGATATCCGCCTGACTTTAACATTTCAAAACATATACAAGATTCATAGATTATATGATCTGGTTCGTGACAGCCGTCTATATAAACAAAATCTAGAATTTTTTCCACATTTGGATTGAATTTTTTCAAAAATAACTTTGAATCTTCCAAAACATATTCACATTTATTTTGATCTATATAAGGCTGCAAGTTTTGTCTAACTGATACCAGTATGTCTTCTTCCAACTCCATCCCTTTAAATTTAGCGCCTTTTTTGTAATGTAGATTTTCCGTTATATCAACAGTTATTAACTTAGAACTCGGATGTGTTAAAATGTTTTCAAATGTCCATACAGAGGATCTACCATTACCCGTACCTATTTCTAAAAATTGGAGATTGGGAACATTTTCAAATTTTGATAAAAATGTCAACCAATTTGTGATGTGCATAGTAAATCCATCTTTATTAGCAAAATAATGATCTGGATAGGTATATATCGGATTTTCAGGATGATCTCCGTATTTTTTTCTTAGTTCAATGTTATTCATAAATTATACTTCAACGCAAATATATCCCTCATAAGCATTTAATTTGGGATGTTTACTGATAAATGTTTCGTCTGGACTATAACCAATTGGTTTTACTATTTTAATGTATTCATTTTTTACTAAATCGTCCATAGCCTTTTTTAATTCTGGAAATCCGCCAATATCGTCATAAATGAAATATTTCTTTAATCCATTTGTAGATTTAAATTTAAGAGATCTGATTGTATCATCGATAACAGCGAAATAAGTATGTTGTGCATCTATGAAAAATACATCTCCATAGTCCAATGGCAACTGAGTATTATATACATCTTGTGTATAATACCTTACATTTGTACGATGTTTATTAAACTCTATAGCTTCTTTAGCACTTTCTAAATTAAAACCTACTACTTCTTTAAACAAATAACTTAAAATTCTAGTGGAGTATCCTAAATTAGCTCCTATTTCCAAACAAACACTTTGTTTAAATTCAGGCTTATTAAAAAACTCAAACACATCACGTTTAAATTTATGACTCGTAGTGGTGCTATGTTCAAATTTATCTGGTATATCTTTTAAAAGTTCGTCGATAGTCATATTATTTTACAGCATAACCTTTGTTTTCATTGAGGTTAAAGTTTTTATTGTATTTCATATTTGTTTCTCTTTGTTTTTCAATTGTTTTGTTATGAATCAAAGCAATATCTTTCTGAGGAGGTATAAAGGCATAAGACGTATAACCTTCCACCTTTTCGTGTAATCTACGTTCGTATCTAATATGAGGAAGATTTTTAAAAAGTCGAGATTGATAATCTGGATAGTTAATCATACCGTCGTGATAATTCCAACCCCACATTTGAATGTCTGTTTGTGTTACCCCAACAAAATAGTTAAGTCGGGGTAACCACAATACTTCATTGTTTGCGTTAGATTGTAACAATACATCTATATTTTCAAGAAGAACATCGGTTGGCAATTCATCTGCATCAATTTGAAATATCCATTCACCTTTACATAAACCAATACCATAATTTTTATGAGCACCATAATCATTCTGTAATTTCTTTTGTTGAAAATTAATATATGATTTATACTTCTCAATTATAGAAATTGTAGTTGGATTATCAGAGTAATCATCCAATAAAACAATTTCGTGATTATCTTTTTTAGAACTAATTAATTTAGATAACAGTGCATCTAAACAATCGGTTTCATTATGTGTTGTGACTAGATATGACAGAAACATATTATAATATCTTTAGTTTTGGTAAAACAATTTTTTGTTCTTCTTTGGGTTCCGTTGTATTAATTGATTTTAATTTGGGTAGTACAAATGAGTTTTCTGTAGCAAACTGTGGTACGTATTTATCAAGTATACCCCATAACTTTTTATCCATTGATTGAATACTGAATTTCTCTTCATTTTCTTTACGAAGCGATTCAGCTGGTTTAGTAAACCTATCAGTTTTACGAGCAAAATACAATTGTTTAAATTTATCTTCTGCTAGAGAATAAGAAACTTTAAACCACTGACTTTCTTTTAAGATCCACTGATTAACAGATTTAGGATCCACATTCACCAATGTGCCTGGTAACAAATTAGCATATTTTTCATTTAGATAATCTAATTGACCACTCCAATTTGGTGCTAGTAAAGGCTTACCACTTAGTGTCGATAATAGCATTGGGTGTCCAAATCCTTCACCATGAGTAAATGAAACATGCGTTAAAATCTTTTCGTGGTTTAACAACGCGTTCATTTCCACTTCGCTTAGTTCACCGTGCAATAGATAAACGTTTGGACAATTGTCTCCAAATGTGCTTCTAATCTTTTTGATCTTATCCAACATATCAAAACGATCAACTGTGCTATATCCGCTTCCACTTGTTTTCACAATTAAACACGGTCTATCATTTAGATTATTATTCTTGAACGCTGTACAGAATGTTTTAATTAAATTTCCAATGTCTTTACGATCATTGTATAATCCACCGTGAGTCCACTGACCCACGAATAGAAATGCATTCTTTTCCGGAATATTATTAAGAGCCGCGTCAACTGTTTCTAGAGACTGATTTGTTTTTTTATAAACATTAGTATCTACACCCCAGAAACAAACTTCGATTGGCTTATTCACTTGAATTGGCTCTTTTTGTCCATTCTCAAGTTGTTTCACCATCTTAGTATCTACGAATACTTTTTTGACATGTTCGGATAGACCGATTGTAAGGTCCATTCTATTGATACCTTCAATCCAACCCCCAGGTGAAATTGTTGTTTCAATGCCAGCTGTCATACCTATATTATATTTTCCAACTTGCTGAAATTCTTCTGGTATAGTCAATTGAATAAACAACTCTGGTTGCTTGGATAAGTTTCCTTGAAGAATACAACTTGCTATCAACTTATCTTCTGGATCTGTTAGATCTTCCAAGAATCGTTTACTTGGACACGCTCCCCATCTAGTGGGTGCAATTTTAACGTCGTATTTATTTTGACGAATTAAGCTTTTGGCTACTGCTGTAGACCAATCGCCATATCCACTTCTATTAAATACTGGACCTGAAATTAAACATAATGGTTTACTCATATTATTTTTGATTAAATTGATTGTTATCTCTTTCTGCGATTAATTGACTATATTTTTTTGGTGTTTCCAATTTATTTAAATTTGCATATAATGTTTCGATTGTATTGGATTGACTTGATGTAGACACTAAATTATCTTTTTTTTTAACATCTGTACTACCAAATCCACCTTCGCCTCTGTCTGTAGAATCTAGTTCATCTACTAAAATAAATTCTACATTTTCCACTTTGGTTACTTTGAGTTGACAAACTTTGTCACCCTTGTTGTAAAGTTTAGTGTAATTTACACTACCTTCTAATAGATTATCGGTTCTAATTTTATAGTCTTCTGGTTGCCATTGATATTTAAAACGAAGTAATACTTCTCCACGATAATCAGCATCGATTAATCCAATACAATTAGCCAATACTAAATTGTATTTGCTAACGCTACTGCGGGGAAATGCTAGAATGTCATAGTCTAAATCGGTATGACCAAAATTACTAAACACTTTTTCTTTCTGTACAGCTAGTTTAAGATTGGTCTTATACTGAATATAATCTACTCGTTTATATGCACCGTTATCATATATTTCCCCAATTATCTCTGGGTCACTGGTGACAACTACATCAAAACCAGTAGCTCTATCAGTACCTTTTGTTGGTAGATTACTTGTTTCTTTATAATCTTCATTCTTTAATACTTGAATCTTCATAGAGTCGATACTTCTTGTTTGATCTTATCAATATTAATTTTATGTAAATCTATACCCATCTTACCGTTGGGTTGACTTTTAATATTGTACCCATGTTCTGTAAAAATATCAAACATTTTACTTGGTTTAAAATTTTCAATTGTGAAATCCATAGCTTTAATAAATTGTTCACACATATTTTTACTATTAATGCCACCTTCATTCATCGCCCACAATCTACCCTCCAAACCACATTGTTCCCGTTTTTCTGGACCGACCAGATACCAATACATAATCGCATCTGCAATATCTGAATAATCTGTTAGATCGTCGATGATATATGGAGTTGGTGGACTTCCTTGCATATTCTGCACTTTAGGCCAGACTGGTTTAACCCATTTACCGTGTTTAGTATACTTTCCTGTAGAATTGGTGCCAAACTCCAAATTAAATTCAATTGGATTATTATTGTCATCTACCATACCTAGTTGATCTTGTAGACCACCTGTTACAGTAGCTATGACAGGCGTACCACTCATAATAGCTTCAGCAACACTCAAACCAAATCCTTCATTGGAACTTACATTTGCCAATACATCTGATAGGTTATAAAAAGCACACATTTCTTCGGGTGACCATCGAGCTTCACTTAGTACCACCTTATAATCTGGACAAATCGCATCGATTGTCGCAATTAAATCTGTACCAGCTTCACACACTTTATCAGTATGCATTAACAATGCACACTTACTAGCTTCTTCTTTTGTCAATGAATCGCAAAATGTTCTAAATGCTAGAATAAGATTGGCTGGATGTTTACGATGTGCATTTCGACTGTTAAATGACACAATGAAATTATAATCGCCATCTCCCAACAATTCTTTTTTGATTTTTTGAATTAATGAATTATTTGATTCTAATACTCTAAATTCATTGCTATTAATACCATGTGGCACTAAATGTAATAGATGTTTTCCGTTTACTGGCATATTATAGGGTCTCCTTCTTTATAATGTTTCCGTTGTTGTCAAAGTCTCCATAGATACTGGTACAGTTTTCTGGTCCTAGTACCCATTTATTAATGTTATCTGTTTGTTTGCTAATAGCAAACAATGCGTCACAACACTTATAGTATGGCTTGTTCCACATAGGATATGGTAGATCATCCCAAATGTCCAAGTAAGTTAAAGGAATTTTAGAACGAATCTGATTTTCAATATTGTACAACCATCCCCAAAAACGAGGATCGGTGAAGTGCATAATCGCATCTGGTTTTTCTATAGCCATAATTTGAAATAGAAGTTCTTCATCGCCATAACCATCTACAGGATATAATCTGAGATAGTTATCATTTCGACCATTGAGTTTATCAACAGCTTCTTTCATATCAACAATTTTACCTTGTTCAGGATGTTTAATAGCGCCTGCTATTTGTACCCAATCATAATGATAAACACTGCCTAAAACAAGTTCTCTTGACATTGTTGCGATACCACTGTGCATTCTTAGATCGTCACTCAATAATAATATTTTTTTCTTCTTCATTTAGATTCCTTTGTAGATAGTTGAAATGGTTGATTATAACTTAATTTTTGACAAACACTTTCGCTTATTTCTGTTTGAAAATCCGAATCAGTTAAATATCTCTCCAAACACTTATTTACAAAGTCTTGAAATGATATTCGTCCACGAATATTAAGTTCTTTAAATTGGTTATATAACTCTTGATTGAGTTTTACTGTAGTAATAACTTGTTGCATAACATATGTACATATATAGATATGTACATATGTTTGGTATTATTTTAAATTGAATTTTTCATTTTGAAGCCTTGGCATCACAGTTTGTTTTGTAGTGAACGCAATATTTGCAATTCTTCTTGGCCTTGCCAGGAATCTTTGGATATTCCACAGATGTATTATATGTTCCATCTGAATTAAACCCAGCATCTAGAAACTCTATGAAGTAGCCGATGGATTCTTTTATGATAACAGGTCCAGCTGACGGTTTGAATACTTGAATCCGACTTTGTGGAAATGATACATTTTCATATAATTTGCGTTTGACGATGAAAAACTCAACCTCAATTGAGTTGAGGGGTACGTTGAATTTCTTACTATAAACGCTTTTGTACAGATATAGTTGTGCTAGTTTAGCGGGATCTTCTTTCATATAACTATTCCACCCACTGCTACTAGTTTTAAAGTCAATGATACGATAAAATTCTTTATTCTTCTCTTTGAGAACTATATCGATAAACCCCACAAAGTTTACATTATTCTTTACGGATATTTCTAATGGAATTTCAATACCAACCAATTCATATTCTTTTGTGGGAAAATGTTTAAGTCTATTTGAACTTTTACAAAACGTATCAATAATGTCATTGCCATCAAATATGAAATCGGTAAATTCTTCTTCCTTTACATCTTTAACTTTTTTAATTTCCTCGTTAAATTTATCAAGAAACAACTTTTTGACATCCAATGAATCAGCAATACTTACGCTTTCATTGTAAAGAGATGTAAGATAAGTTTGAAAAGCATGATGTATAGCAGTGCCAAATGTAGTGTTGATATTGTCATCTCTAACTCTCATATTCTTGACATAATCAAGATACCATTTATGCGGACACTTTAAATAAGTTGAATACTGGCTAAAACTTACTCGGTTCTTTTTTATTTCTTTATTTTCTTCAGTTGACATTATATTATCTTACACTATAATATGAAATAGTCAAGTTATAAAAACTATATATTATGTATGATTAAAATACTATTACTCCTATTAATGTCCGTGAATCTTGTCGCCAATGACTTGTATCTATATGACACAAATGACCAAATCGAAATAACCGAGGTTATCAACAATAAGCTTAGTGTTTTAAACGCTCAAATTGGTAATACCTTTACACTTACGAACAGTTTGAATATAAACACTCGGACCAATAGTACTGCTACATATGTACTCCCATATAGAATTGCTATACATCAACGTGAAAGTACCAGTACATACTACAACCAAACATCGACTGAATATGATAATAATTTCAAATTACCCGAGGTGGTTAAAGTAAAAGACTCATTCTTTAATTTTACCAATAATGGGGAACTATATTGTGTAAGCGATGGTACAACAACAAATACAATTTTAACTTCTTTATGTTCAGTCGTATTCAATAAAACAAGTTTCTTCATAAAGTCAGGTGATAAATATACACAGTTATATGTTGTCGGTGGTAACGTGACTGTATTGGATAACAAATCAAAGAAAAAGAAAGATTTAAAAGAGGGAGATTATTTGGTTGTAACTCCTCAAGTTATATTAAATGCTAGAGAAGCAACTGTTACCAAGATGGGCAACAGTTTCAGCATCAAAGAAGTAGAAGATGAAGAAAAAGATGCTCATAACAAATCTATTCAAACTTTGAAGGTAAAATTAGACAATACGTTATTTGTAAACTATGGACAAAATATTTTTGGTTTTAAATTAAAATGAAATTAGATCATCTAGACTCACTCACTGAAGACGAATTAGCAATGTTATGGTATTGTATAAATAAAGTCAATCCACCTGTATTAAGTGGTATTGAATTGGAACCTGAGGTGTTTACTTCCATCAAACATAAACGGTTGATGGATCGATTATTACAGTGCGCCCAGTATATAAAAGAAGAACATAATGCAGTTTTTACTGGACTTGTGGCTAAATTGAAGGTATAATAGAAAATATTCAGTCGTTTTATGTTCCGTTGTAATATATATTAATATAGTTATATGGGAAGAAAAAAACTTAATAGAACTGAAAATGAATTACGAGAACAAAAAAGAATTCGCGACAAAAAATATTACACACGACATAAATCAAAACTTTTGCAAAAAAGAATGCAACGATATTGGGAAAATGTGGATAAAAAATTGTCCGACGTGTGATGTAAAACAGTCTTATAAAAGCAAAAGATCTTTTTGGAATGCAAATAAATTAAATTCTATTTGTAGATCTTGTAAAAATAAAGGAACAAATAATCCTTTTTACGGAAAAAAACATACAACGGAACATAAAAATAAACTATCGGCTATTCAAAAAAAAGAAGGATCTTTTAGATACAAACAGTTTGGCGGCAATCCTAAAAAAATAGATAAAATTTGTAAAAAATGTAGTTTTAAATTTAAAACCGTTTATTCGAATAAAAGTATATATTGTTGTTACAAGTGTGCATTAAAAGATAATTTTGGTTTTAGTTTTAACAAAATGACAAAACCTGAAATTGAAGTTGAAAAATATTTAAAAGATTCTAATATAGAATATAAATACAATTATGAATTGTGTGGTAAGTTATATGATTTTTATATACCATCTAATAATACTTTAATTGAAGTCGATGGAGTTTATTGGCACGGTAAAAATAAAAAATTAAATGAATTGAATAAAACTCAGTTAAAAAATCATAAAAACGACAAAATAAAAACTAGACTTGCAAAGAAACACGGTTATAATTTAATTAGAATCTGGGAAGATGAGGTAAAAAATGTATCAAAATATATTCGTAGATAAAAAAAATAATATTATTCACTTATGGGACGACGGTAAAACCGGAAATTCTAGATACGTAACTATTCCATATCGCCCATATGCTTATCGCAAGCGTGAAGGTGGAATGTATCGTAGTATTTATGGGGATGAATTGGAAAAAGTCTATAAATTTAATCCAAAAGATCCAAGTTTATTTGA